TCGCCGGGGCGACCGCGCGAACCCTCGACGGCCTGACCCGGTCGGCGGCCGGCACGGTGGCGATCGCCGGCACCCTGACCCGCACCCTCGACGCCCTGACCGGGTCGGGAGGGTCCGTCTCGGAGTCTCACGGCAGCGGCAACGGACAACTGGGCGCCTGTACGTCGGTCGGCGTCGGCACGGTGGCTGTGGCGGGCGCTGGGAGCCCTACGCTGGCCGCCTGCACGACCTCGGCGGCGGGACAGGTCCTTGTCACGGGCACGACCTCGCGCACGCTGGCGGCCCTCACAGTGGTCGGCAGCGGTGCGTCGGTGAGCGAGTCGGTCGGCGTCCTGGCCCAGACCCTCGCGTCGTGCGTCGGCGCGGGGGCCGGGACCGTCGCGGTCGCCGGCACGACAACTAGGACCCTCGGCCAGGCCACGCTGGCGGCGGCGGGGACCCTGCCGGTCACGGGTAACGGAAGCCAGTCGCTCGGCGCGGCGACATCGGCCGCGGCGGGAACAGTCCCGATCGCCGGATCGGTGGCCGCCGTCCTCGAGGCCCTGACGGTCGAAGGGGAAATTGGCGGCACCTTCCCGGCCGGCGTCGACGTGACCAGCGTGGCGCACACGCCGGTCGTCACGACGGTTGCGGCCACGGCGGCGATCCGAACGGTGACGTACACCGGGACGGCCCGCACCGTCACCACACCAGAGTCGGTCGCCCGAACGGTGGCGTACACCGGAGTCGCGCGGACCATCACCTTGGAGGACCCATGAGCCTGCTGCTCGAGATCACGGAAGGCTGGACGGCAGAGCTCGGGCCGTTCGTGCTGGCCGTCGACGGTGTCGTTCAGCCGCTGGGCGGGATGACGGTCGAACTATTCGCACGTCCTGAGGAAGGCAGCGCGTACATCGAGACGTCCGGAGACGTGCGCATCGACGCCGACCCCTCGACGGGGAAGGTCTACTTCAAGCCTGACGCGACCGACTTCCGTGGCGCGCAAGGCGGCAAGTCGTACGCGCTGCACTGGAAGGTGACGGACGGGCTGGGCGACGTCGTGTTTTTTCCGAACGGCGCGCCTGATACGATCCTCGTCCATAAGGTCTAACGACTGTGCAACGCCATCACGGCAGCCATGGCAAACTTTCGCTTGGCGACGACTAGCAAAGGTGGACCATGGCAAACGGACACGGGATCCTGAACGGCGGCGGGTCAGACTGGAGCTCACTGAAGTCGTGGGCCCAGGCGATTGGTTTCGTGGGAATTCCCGGCGCGATCGCGGTGTACGTGGTCCTCGTCGGTTCGCAATGGTTGCCTGACATCGTGCGCGAACAGCAAGCGACCCGCCAGGAGATGAAGCAAACGCGCGAACAAGTCTCGGAACTGGTCGCTCTGACGAATTCGCTGATCCGGATTTCCCAGCGCGCCTGCTCCAATGCAGCAAAGGACGACCATGCGCGGCAACGATGCTTCGACCAATAAACGGTGGAACACGGTCAAGCACACCGCGACCTTGATCGGTGGCGGCCTGAGCGTCGGCGCCCTCCTGATCGCCCTGACGTTTGCCGTGATCCGACTGCGAGACACCTACGTCCTCGAAACCCGCGTGAATCAACTCGACGGCACCGTGCAGAACGTGCTACTTCAGCGGACGGTGATCCTGGCCGACCTCGACGCGCGACTCGATTTGCTCGAGCGTGCCATGTTCGGGGACATCATTCCGAAGATGGACCGGAAAGCCACAACGCAACCGGAGTCACGGCTCGAGGCCTTGTTGCTACAGAACGACAAGGAATTGCGCGAACGAATCCAGCGGCTCGAGCGCTGGCGTCTCGGGATGATCGACTAATTCGTCGGATGGAGTGTTCCACGTGCAACACCTTGACCTGACCGCCTACGACGTCGCTGAGCGCTACACGGGCGTCAAGGAGACCCCAGGCCTGACCTCGACGCCCGTGGTCAAGGCGATGCTCAACCTCGATCGCAAGTCGGCCGTGCTCGAGGACGAGACCCCGTGGTGCTCGGCGTTCGTGAACTGGATCTGCTGGCATCTGCGGTTGCCGCGGTCGAAGTCGCTGGCGGCACGGTCCTGGCTCGGCGTCGGCCGGCCGATCTCGTTGCAGCACGCCGTGCGCGGGTTCGACATCGTCGTGCTACAGCGCGGTGTGGGTACGCAGCCAGGCCCGGAAGTGATCGCCGCACCGGGACACGTCGGGTTTTACAGCGCGTTCGACTTCGACCCCTCGACGAATCAGGTGAAGTCGGTGGCCCTACTGGGCGGCAATCAAGCCGACGCGGTCAACGTCCAGGTCTTCCCCGTCGGGCGCGTGCTCGGCGTGCGCCGGTTACTGGAATGAGCCCTGAGGCCGACCAGAAGCCGCCGAAGCGACGACGACGGCGCCGGCGGCCGTCGACATGGTGGGAGCGCTGTCGCCTCGTCTACGCCCGTCTGAGCCGAATCGTGAACAACCCGCTGACGAAGGTGGCGGTCCTGTTCGTCCTGATGAAGGTGAACGCGACGACCTTCGACATGACGGAGGGGAAGACGATCCTGGCGATGGCGGCCCTCGAAGCCCTCGGATTCCGTCGTCACAAGCCAGGAGGCTAACGTGTTCCCATCCCTTGCGATCCTGCTCGCCCTCGGCGCGTTCGTCATCTCGATTGTGTCGGCCGTCGGGAAGGTGCCGCTCTGGCCCGCGGTGCTCCTGTTGTCCCTCGCGGTGCTGCTGCTGCTCGGGTTCCCGACTCGCTAGACCCGCACGACTGGCCCGTGTTACCGTGACGGCCTGAAGGAGAGCCCCCTATGGATTCTGTGACAGGTTCCCCGGTGATCGACTCGCTCGCCATCTCGACGGCCGTGGTTGCGCTGGTGCAGTTGTCGAAGTGGGGGTTCCTGAAAGACTCCTACGGTCCGCTGGCCGTGATGCTCTACTCCCTGCTCGGCGTGGCCCTGTTCGGATACTCGAAGGGCATCATGTTTGCCGGCCCGAACGTCTGGGAATACTTCGTCGGCTGGATCGCCGTGATGCTTCAGGCCGCCGGGATCTTCGGCTTCACCCGTGCGAGTGGTGAGGCGGTCTCGAGGATGACGCCTCCGCCAGGCGGCGGCGCCGGTAGCAGTCCGACCGTCTAACCGAAAGGACCTTCCCCATGTTGCGACGTCTCTCGATCCTTGTCGTCTTCGCGGTGCTGACCACGGGCTGCGCCCTGAAGTCGAACGCCCGGAAGTACGTGACGGTCAGTATGGTCGGCCTCCACGCCGCGATCGCCGCGGTCGACGATACCGAACGCGTGGTGTTCGAATCGAAGGCGACGTGCGACGGCCCGACCCTGTGCATCACGCCGGCCGAACATCAAGCGTTCAGCGCGAAACTGATCCCGGTCCTCGAGACCGCGAAGGCCGCGACGGTGACGGCGCGACAATGGCCGGTCGGCCAGCCGATGCCGTCCGAGATTCGCACGTTGATCGACCAGGTCGGCGCGCTGGCGCTGAGCGCGACGGAGCTCCTGCGCGACAACACCGCGAAGTCGAAGATCGTGGGGAAGGTGATCTTCGTGCAGCAAGCCGCCATCGCTATCCTGACGGCGCTGCCGCTTCAGGTGTCCGTCGCCTACGAGGAAGTGCCGTTCCTGAGCACCGCGTACGAAGCGCGGATTGCCGTTCGCCAAGGAGAGAGCCATGCCGTTCGACCCCGCCTCAGTGCTCGTCTGGATTGAAGTCGGCTCGCAACTGGTGAAGGTCGGCAGCGGTGCCCTCGCGGCGATTCGTGGCGCCGTCGACCAGACCGACGAAGCCGGGAACGCGATCCTCGACGAGAAGATCGCGGACTACGATCGCCGCATCGAGCGCCGCCGCCAGGACGCCGAAGGCCAGGTCGACGGCGACCCGACTCCCATCGACTAGTACTCGACCGTCGGGTCGTCGTCGTAGCAGCACGAGCAACCGGATCCGGTTTGTCCGCAGCAGCTGTGACGCACGACCCGACGTTCTCGCCGCGCGTTCTCCACTTCCATCTGTCGCAGTCGGCGGCACTCGTCGCGCTGGGCCTTGCGACTGACCCATCGGCACCCGCTGGTGTAGATCCCTGACGTCGGTCCGCGTCGTGTGTTCGTCATCATCAATCCCCCTATGCCGCTATGACGTGCGGCCCGGACACGGTCTGACAGATTGAGAATTCCCGAAGGAAAACCGGGGGGTTGACGTAGTAACACTATGCGTAGTAACATCATCCGTGTTGTTGGCCGGTGAGTGATGGCCGACACGGGAGATGACGATGACCCCGACGCTGAAGACGGCCCCGACGACTTGCCCCGAGTGCGGCTCGACTCTCACCTTCGATCCCAAGTGCACCGTCGAACAGACGGTCGCCGAACCCTATCACCTGATCAACCTGCCGATGACCGTGCGCCTCGTCACGAAGCGCGTGGTGCTCTGCAACGGTTGCGAGTTTGCGGCGTTCGTTCGCTAACCCGGGAGACTGACGATGACGACGATCAAAGACAAAGTGTTGCGTGCGCGTGATGCGGCGAAGACCTTCGCCGAACTGATCGAAGCGATCCAGATCGACCTCGAGGACATCGCCCGCCCGGCGAACGTCGAAGAGCGCGAAGCGATGACGACGGCCATCGAGACCCTGTCCGACATGGTCGCGGCGGTCGAGCGTGGCGCGCAGCACCTGACCGAAGACGCCGACGAGATCGCACGGGTGTTCGAGTCGTGACCGTCATCGTGATCCTGTTCACCTTTGTCGTGGGCCTGTGCCGAGCCCACGACGTCACCGTCGACCTGTCCTAGAGGACACCATGAACCGACTGCTGGACTACTTTCCGACCGACGACGACGGACACGTCCTGTCCGACGCCGGCGATCCTGATCTGGACTACGACGAGGCGCGAGACTTCGCGCGGGAGGATGACGATGACGACTGTGATTGATCACGGAGAAGTCGTGGAGCTCGACGGCGTGTTCGTGAAGATCACGCCGACCCCGGTGAAGGCCGGGAACACGAAGGTCGCCGAAGCCGAGATTCACTTCGTCGACGGCCCGCTGACGGGGATGCGCCTGATGGGGTTCACGATCCACGAGCGACACGTCACCGACATGGTCCCGGTGTCGCCTGAAGTGCGGAAGAACCGCTACACGGTGCTGTTCCCGAGCCGTGCCTACACGGTGCGCGGCGACAAGCGAGAGTACGCCCTGCTCCGTCCGCTGAGGCTGGACGCTGCCGGCGTGCTGCCACACGCCCGCGTCATCGACTTGATCCTCCGTGCGTTTTTCACGTTCCACGCTGCGTAAAGGGAGACTGACCATGAGCCTGACGATTCACCCGACGAAACTGTCCGAGACGTTCAAAAACGCCAGGAACAAGGGCGTGCCCATCCTCGGCGTCGAGACGCCCGATCAGCCCGAGACGATTAAGACCCTCGCCGCCGTGGTCGGCGTCGACGCGATCCTGACGTGGGATTGCGTGCGAGGCCTGACCCCGGAGAACGATGCGGCCCGCGCGTGGATCGCGGCCCTCGAGGCGCCCCGTCCGCCGAAGCCGAACCAGCCGCCGGCCCCGCCGTTCGTCCTGGCCCGGACCATCGACTTCACGACGGCCGTCGACGTCCTCGTGAACGGGACGAAGACCGTGTCCGGGTTGCCGGAAGGCGGCTGCGTGTTCGCCATGAACGCGCACCGCGTCGTCGGCGGTCCCGACTCCCGCTCGACACCGTCCATCCAGGCCGTCACGATCGCCCGTGACCCGTTCAAGGAAGACGGCCGAACCCTCGTGCTGCTCGCGCCGTCGCTGCGTCTGCCGACGGAACTGGTGAACGACGTGCTCGTCTTCGCCGAAGCCCTGCCCGACGACGAAGCCGTGCGGAAGATCATCAATGACGTATTCGAACAAGGGAAGGTGACGAAGCCCGATGCGCCGACCCTCGATCAACTGGTCGACGCGACCATCGGCCTGTCGGCCTTCGCCGTCGAACAGGTGACGGCCCTGTCGCTGCGCAAGGCCGGCGTCGACAAGGACGAGCTCTGGTCCCGGAAGATCAGCGTCATCGAACAGACCGAAGGCCTGAGCGTCTACCGCGGAAAGGAACAGTTCACCGAACTGCAGGACGTCGACGGCGCCGCGGAGTTTGTGCGTGACCTGTCGAAGCACTGGTCGCCGCGCGTCGTCATGTGGCTGGACGAGATCGAGAAGTCGATCGCCGGGTTCCGTGGCGACACGAGCGGCGTGGCGCAGGATCAGGTCGGCCAGTTGCTGTCGTGGTCCGATGGCGCCGACGGGTTCCGTGACGTCGTCGGCCTGCTCCTGATGGGCGCACCTGGTACCGGGAAGTCGGCGTTTGCGAAGGCGGCCGGTTCCTACTGCGGCGCCCCGACGGTGAAGTTCGACCTCGGCGCGATGCAGAACGAGCTCGTCGGTGGCAGCCAGGCGCGCATCCGTCACGGCCTGTCGGTCGTCGATGCCGTCGGTCAAGGCCGCGTCCTGATGATTGCGACGTGCAACGGCCTCGAGGCCATGCCGCCCGAACTGCGGCGTCGATTCAAGTACGGCCTCTACTACTTCGACCTCCCGACAGATCGTGGGATGGCGGCCCTCTGGGCGCACTACATGAAGACGTACAAACTGGCGGCCCAGCCCTTGCCGGTGTCGACGAACTGGACCGGCGCCGAAGTGAAGGCGTGCTGCGAGATCTCGGCACGGACGAAGAAGCCCCTGACCGATGCGGCCCGGAAGATCGTGTCGATCTACCGGAGCAACCCCGGACTGGTCGAGGGTCTGCGGCAGCAAGCCGTGGCGTCCGGGTTCGTCGATGCCCGAACCGGTGACTCCTATGTGACCCCGTCCACGGCGAAGCCGGAACTGGCCCTGCCGGTGCCGTCGAACGTGCGGAAGCGGGACATCAAACTGGAGAGCTAGACCTCGGTAAACCCCCCGGTTTTCCTAAGGGTTGCCGGGGGGTTGACGTGGTGTTACTATGCGTAGTAACATCACTCGGGTCGGATGGTCCGACGGGAGACGACGATGACGAACACGACGACGACGAACCCGCCCGCCCCTGTTATCCGCTACTCACTCCGCCAGGAAGACCTCGTCGACGGGACCTCATGGGTCTACGATACGGAGTCGTCCTGCTGGATGCCCGGTGGTTCCGACTACGCGATCCCCTTCGTCGACATGACCGCGGCGATCCGGATGCGAGACTCCCTGCTCGGGTCCGGTCGGCTGCACACCATCGTCGTGCCGGTGTATGTGGCGGTGGCGCGATGACCCGCGCCGCCGCGGACCGTCTGCTCGTCGAGCGGCTGATCGCCCATCGTGCGAACCCTGACGGCGTGACCCTCTACAAGGACTGCACGGGAACGTGGCGGAAGGTGCAGATCCTCGACGTCCGCCTGAAGATGTCGACCGTGACCTATTTGAACAACGACCGACGCGGCACGACCTACTATGCGGGTCGCCGCTACAACCACGCCACGCGCGTCACCGAGTGCGTCTACAACCAGTACCTGGTCCTGAAGCCCTCGTCGTCGTCGACCGTCGAACAACAGAAGGAGAGTGTGCAATGTCCCACGTCGTAGAGATGGACCTGAAGGTCCTCGACCTGAACGCCCTCGCGCAAGCGAGCCTGAACGTCGGTCTGGAATTCCGAACCGACCAGAAGACGCACAAGTGGTACGGCCGATTCGTCGGCGACTACCGCGGCAACGACGCGGCGGCCCGGACCCGCGACCCGAAGACCTTCGGGAAGTGCGAGCACGCCATCGGCGTGCCGAACAACACGAACGCGTACGAGATCGGCGTCGTCAAGGCGACCGACGGCGACGGGTTCGCGCTGGTGTACGACAACTGGCACGAAGGCTATGGCCTCGAGGCCGTGGCCGGTCGGAGCCTCGAGCGGCTGCGCCAGGAATACGCGGCCGAGACCTCGGCGCGTTCGCTGATGGCCGAAGGGTACGACGTGACGCGACACGTCGACCAGTCGACCGGTGAAGTCGTCGTCATGGGGTACCAGCGGTAAGCCCTTCGGGGCTTATCGTTCCCCCTGTTCCCCACGTTCATACAGACGGAGACCTGACCGATGAAGACCATCACAGTCACGATCACGAAGGACGCCAAGGTCCGCGTAGCGACCGACGGGTTCGTCGGCGCCGAGTGCAAGGACGCAACCCGGGCGCTGGAGACGGCGCTCGGCACGACCATCAACGACACGCCGACGGCCGAGATGTACAACGACCCCGTCGAAGTGACACGGGGAGCCGGCCGGTGAAGACCCCGGTCGTCCTGAAGGTCGCCGCTGGCGGCCGTATCCGGGCGATCTACGATGACGCCCTGAGCCCGCTGGTGGCTCAGGGTGCCGTCGTCACGATCACCCGTGCCTCACACGTCGAGCCGACACCTGACGGCCTCTGGACGGCCGACATGAGCCCGTCCGCTGGTCCTCTGCTCGGCCCGTTCACGACGCGAGCCCAGGCCCTCGAGGCCGAAGTTCGGTGGCTGAAGGAACACCGTAATCTGTGACCGCACGGAAGACGGCGCGACGACCGTGGAACGCCGGCAGCAACGGGGCTGCCGTCGCCCTCTACGGGACGTACCACGCGCCGGGAGACGACACCCCCGACGAACCTGAAGGAGACGATGACATGGGCCTGAACAATCTCGAGAGCGCACTGCGCGGCACGGGCCGCGAACTACTCGTAACCCCGGATCGAGTCGCGACGGAACTGCGCCAGCATCTGGCCGCCGGCCAGCGCGTGATGATCGTCGGCGGCCCGTCGGGCAGCTACGAGATCGACCACGACGACCGGTTCGTTCACTACGCCTCAACCGAAACCACGGAGCGCACGGCCGCCCGGTTCTCCATCCCGCACAAGGTCGGCGCCCTGCTCCTGACGAAGAACGTCGGACTGAACTTGCAGCGCATCGCCATCGACAAGGCGCGGGAAGCCGGCGTCGACACCTACGGCCCGATGACCTCGGTCGGCGCCGTGAACCGCGTGATCCGGGAAGTGCACAGCCAGGAACGTGCTGGACGGCCTGAGGTGGTGTCGAGTGGGCCTCCCGTGCGGATCGTCCTTCCCCCGGACATCGTCTCAGCCACGGTCGCCGCAGCGGTCGTGGCGCCAGACGTGGCGTCGACCCTGACGAACGACGAGCTCGCTGTGGTCAAGGTCTTCGAAGAAGCCGAAGCCGCCCTGAGTCTGGCGAAGGAAACGGCCCTGACCGTCCTCCGTCAGTCCATCCTGGCCCGTGCCGAAGCGCAGAAGAACGCGGCGGCGAAGGAGACCATCGACGCCCTGAAGCGACTGCTGGGAGACTCAAAGTGACGGCGGCAAAGGCGGCGAAGATCATCTGGATCCCGGTCGTCGACTTGGCGACGTCGAAAGACCCGACGAAGTTCTGGCAGGTGCAGCGACGACCGGGGACCTCCCCGGCCGTCGTGATGCGGGACATCCGTGAAGCCGTGAAGGCCCAGGACCTGCGATGCCTCTGCCCGTCCTACATCTTCAAAACCCGGAATTCGGGTTACGAGGTGCTGTGTAAGCACCTGCTCTACGTCGAGTCGCACCCGTCCTTGCTGATCGAGCGGTATCAGTCGGCGGGCACGCTGGCGTCGGTCGGCAAAGGTCCCGCGACCGAAGCCGTCGTCGACCCGTTCGGCGCGCTGGTCCGAGAGAAGTTTCTCGAGCGCATGAAGGCCAGGCCCGGCCTCGGGTTCACCAGCCTCGGGTTCACCATCATCACGGGGCTGGCGACGGGTGCCGAGTGGAACGCGTTCGTCGACGACCTCCGTCTGGTGGCGCCGAATGCGATGGCAAAGGCGGTCGTCCCGGTCGCTGGCGTCGAACGGCTGCGCCGGATCATCATGGAGGACTGATGACCCTGACCCATCGTCGCGCCGCACCGTGGGCGACATGGACGACTCTCGACAAGCAGAAGCGACCCGTCCGCTCGATGGACGGGTCGCATCTGCTGAACGTCCTGAACTACGTCGCGCGGACCCTCCCGACCGTCGAACCCTCTGACCTCCTGTCGCTGCGCCTCCTGCTGAATTCGCCGCGATTCAAAGTCGTCAAGGAGATTGCCCACGAAGCCCGGTGGCGCGGACTGCTCCAGGTCGGTCGCACCTTCCGACTCGGCGCCCTCGATCGCCAGCCGACGTCGTGGAACGAGAACACCGTGACGTGGGTCGCCCTCTGGGCGAAGCTCGAGGTGTCCGTCGTGCGTGCCGCGGCGTCGGCGTGGCGTGAGCGGTACTGCCCGGTGCGGCATCTGGGGATGGTGCCGAAGTGGTCGCCGGCGTATCCGAGCGGCGTGGTCCTGGCCCCGAGCACGATGAACGACGCCGGCGACGTGATCGGCATGCCGGCCCAGGTCTACGTCGCCACACCACTGCCGGGCGGCCAGTCGTTCGAGCAGATAGCGGAAGCCTCGATCGCGGCGGCTGGACCTCCGCGCCCGGAGCGTCGATGCCGACACTGCAACAACGTGCTGCGTGGCGCCGTGACGTGGGAACGTGGCCTCTGCACACGCGCGGCGTGTAAGGCGGCCGAGAAAACGAAGGGCCAGGTGGCGCTGACGCTGCCGGCCGCACACGACCGCACGAGCTCGAGGCCGACGACGACGTCGGTCGTGCGCCGGCGGATCGTGGTGGGAGACTGAGATGTGGTTGATGACGAAGATCGGGTTCTACAGCATCGTGCAGAAGCCGTGGGACATGAAGACGAAGACGTTGACCGTGCGCGCCAGGTGCGCGGCGGACCTCGAGCGGTTCCGTGCAATCTGCCCGGGCCTCGGCCCGACGAAGCGCGACGACGTCGCCGACTATCGGTATCGTGCGCAAGGTCCGCGTGAGTCGGTGAGCGATGCCGTGTGGAAACTGGCGAACGCGGTGAACTACGACAACTTCAAGTCGGAGATCTCCAAAGACGACCCGACCCGCGCGAACCTCTACACCCGATGCTGGGCGGCCCTGCTGCCCATCCAGGCGCCGAGCTCGACGCAGCGTGAGCGGTTGCCCTTCGACGAGCCCCGTCTGCCCTCACGTCAACGTCGACGTCTGAAGGCCCGGTGGTCGACGGCCCGGAAAAAGGCCCGGAAAGCCCAAGGAAAGGCGGGGGGTTGACGTAGTAACACTATGCGTAGTAACATCACTCGTGTTGACGGCGATGGGCGCCGAACAACGGGAGACTGACGAACATGACGACCCGCCTGACGAACCCGATTACGACCCCGGAACTGACCCGCCTCGCCGAGAAGGCTGAAGCCCACGCGTTCGGCGTGTTCCCCGGCCGCAACGATGACGGCCTCCGGTTCGCAAACGGTGTTGACCGTGTCCTGACGGTGGCCAAGCCCGAAGGCGCGACGGTGCGCCTGAACGGTTCGACGGTCCTCGTCGTGACCGATACGAAGACGATCATGATCACCCGCGGCGGGATGGTCGTCCTGAACCACGATTCGCGGAAGGTCACGATGGAGTCGTTCGTGGCCGACGCGAGCGACCTCTGCTCGTCGATTGCCGAAGCCGTGTCGTGCGTTCACACGGAGATCATTTGCGGGATGTTCCCGAACCCCTACATCAACCGCTAGACCCTGACGAAGCCGGGGGCCTTCGGGCCTCCGGTTTGGGTTTTCACTCACACGGGAGACTGACGACGATGGACATGATGACGAGCTACGAACAAGCCGAAGCCGAAGCCACCGAGCGGTTCTACGAGGAGCGTGCGGACGTCGCCGACGCCTACGTGGACGAACTGAAGTACGTGGCCATCGACGACACGACGACCGTCGACCTCTACCGTCAGACCGAAGCCTGGTACTGGGTGCTGAACGGTGCCCCGGTCGGCCCGTTCACGTCCGAGTACGCCGCCATCACCGACGCCCAGAGGAACGCGTAATGAACACCCCCGCGAAGAAGACCCACGTCCGCTGCGTGATGAACGTCGTCGACAACTGCGAAGGCCTCCACACCCGTGGGTGCCGTCGTCAAGGCAAGCCGTGCTGCCGCACCTGTGCGGAGGCGTACGACTTCGCCGTCGCCGAATACGAGCGCGAGTGCGCCGACGAAGACCGGCATGCGTGTGGGTGGACGTAATGGCCTACCTGACCTCGACCGACCTGATCGGCGCCGTGGTCATCCGTCGGGGGGAGTCGCTGATTGCGAACCTCCCGACGGGCGCCAAGTTCACGTTCGAGCGCCACGATCACCTGTCGTGGTACGTGGCGTTCGCCGACGGCGACGGCTACTACGTCGCTGACGACCGACTGATTCAGATCCTCGAGACCCGGTGGCACTCGTTGTCGCCGGCCCTGACCATGAACCGTTGCACGGGAGACCGACGATGATGACGAGCCTGACGAACAACGATTGCCGGAACCTCGGCCGCCAGATCGACGACGCCCTCCGCGCCGTCGCCGAAGCGAACGGCCTCACTTACAAGTCGACGGGCGGCACCATCGAAGGCGCCTCGTTCCGTCCGAAGGTCACGTTCACCCTGAAGACCCGGGCGGACGGGACGTCGGTCGAGCGGTTCCTGTTCGAGCGCTACGCCCCGATGTTCGACCTCCCGAAGTCGGCGTACGGACGGACGATCACCGTGAACCGCGAAGACTGGGTGGTCGTGGCCCTGCACCCGAACCGCCCGCGGTACCCGCTCGAGCTCCGTCGCATCCGCACGGGGAAGACGATGCTGTTCACCGAGAGCACCATCGACCGACTGCGCCGCGTGTGCGGCGGCATCACGGACGTCAATGACGAGCGCCCGTGCGCCTCGGTTGACCGTCACCATGGCCGCGTGGACGGCGACGTGGGTCTGTGATGCTGCTCCCCTTCGACCACGACGACGAGACCCCGGTGGTGGTGCTCCACCATCGGGCGTGCGGCCAGGAATTCCGTGACCTCGACGCCCGCCTCCACCGTTGCATCCTGGCCCACAACCACGAGGCCGGCCGTTGCCGGTGTTCGTGTGGCGCCGAACCCGGACACCCGTGGCCCCCGACGAAGAAAGGACGATGACTATGAGCCCCGACGCGATCCAGTCCATCGACGAGAAGACCCTCCTGCTGGCGGTGTCGTTCCGCCGGTTTGGCCTCAAGCGCACCATGAGCGACGACGAATACCAGGTCGACGGGGATAAGACCCTGACGTCCGCGACCCGAATCCGCATCGACTCGCCGACCCTCCGATCCATCGAAGCGTTCGACTCGAAGGTGCAAAAGGATCTGGCGAAGAAGACCCTCCCGGCCCTGATCAAGTCGGGCCTCTACCGCGTGGCGACGACGAACCTGTCCGACGTCATCGGCTGGTTGCAGCAACGCGCCGACGCCCGCGCGGGATTGGTGGAGGCGTTCAAGGTCGCGTATCCTGTCGACCGCGACCGCACGATCACCCGTCTGGCCGGCCTCGCCAACCTGAAGGACTACCCGACGCCGGACGTCGCGGCCCTCGAGTTTGGGATGTCGTGGCGGCTGCTGGCCGGTGGCGTGCCGGCCCAACTGGCGGCCGTCGACGAAGCCCTCGACCAGCAGGAACGGCAGCGGTACCGCCAGCACCTGCAGGAAGCCGCGGAGTCCTACCGGTCGATGCTCCGTGTCGCCGCCGCCGACTACGTCGCCAAACTCGTCGACCAGATGGACGGGAAGACGAAGGACGGGAAGAAGCGCCGGGTCTACGCGTCGGCGTTCGAGAACCTCCGCGAATTCGTCGACGGGTTCCCGGGCCGGAACGTGGCGGACGACACGACGCTGGCGGCGATGCTGGCCGAAGCCAGGTCGACCCTCGAGTCGGTGAACGTCGAGACCGTGCGTGACGACGAGAGCGTGCGCGCGGCGATCGCGGCCCGGTTCACGGCGATGTCCCGCGGCCTCGAGGTGCTGGTCGCGGAAGCCGGTGGGCGCAAACGGAAGATCACCCTCGAGGACTGATGCAGACCGTCGCCCTGATCCTCGTGCTGCTCTGGCGGCTGCTGGTGGTCCTCCCGTGCGTCCTCCTGAAGTGGACGGCCCTGCGCCTCTGGTCGCTGACCTTGTGGTACGGGGCCGTCGCCGTCCATTGGACGCTGTGCGTCGGCCTGTACGGCTCGGCGGGATTCGAAGCCGCGTGGGTGGCTGACCGCTGGTGGGGTCTGTTGACGTGGCCGGTCTACGTCCTGACCGGCGCCATCCTCGGGGCCTGGAAGGGGTTCTCGGACGTCCACGACGTGCGAGAACGCTGGTTGCCGAAGTGAAGCACCCGCACACCATCACCTATCCGGGGAAGCGCGTGCGCGTCGTCCTGAAGGACGGGACGTCGTTCGTGGCGAAGTTCCGGGAGCGCACCCAAGGGAAGGTCCTGAAGTTCGACGACCATCCCCCGGTGAAGGCGGGTGACGTGCGGGCGTTTTCGATCCTCTGGCGCGGCGTCAAGGGGGAACGCCAGTCGTAACACTACGCGTGATAACATAACGAAGACGGGAGACTGAACATGACGACCTCACTCCGACACGGACGATTCCTGATTCACGAGCCGACCATCCAGGCCTTCGCCGATGCCGTCCTGGCCCGCGCCATCGACGTCGAGACCGGCGCCCAGGTGTGGGCGGTGCTGCGCACGTTGCCCGACCAGCCCTCGCGCGTGCTGCTGGTGACGGACGACCGCGAAGAAGCCAGCTGGATGACCTTGCGCGCCCGCGGATTCGCGCAACTGGTCCGCCGCATGACCGACGACGAGCGTACGGAGATGCTGGCGATCCTCCCGAAGCAGAACCCCGGCGAGCTCGAGGCCGCGTTCTGCCACCGACTGCTGACCGTCACGGACGACTGGACGCGTGCGAAGTTCGGCCGCGCCCTGCTCGACATGACCGAAGAAATGGGCGTGGCGATGACCCTCGCCGAAGCCCTCGACACGACGACCCGACCCACGTAGGAAAGGAGACGACGATGAAGCGACGGACGCTGACGAAGAAAACGAACCCCACGCGCGGGGGACCGCCGACCCTCTATCCCGGCAAAGGGACGAAGGCGGCGTCGATCAAACTGACCGATGAAGGCTGGCAGCGCGCGGAACAACTGCAACGGGAACACGACTGCTCGCTGGCGGACGCCATCGAGGGACGGCTGCGCGGAGACTTCTGATGACGACCCCGACGAACCGCGACGACATCCCGTGCCCGAATGGCTGCGCCGACCCGCTCGAGGGCCAGTATCTGCACGACGAGAGCGAGGATGAAGGGAGGTACGACGGCTACCTCTGTTGCGAGTGCCACGGCTACTGGTCGACCGTCGACCTCGAGCGCGTGCAAGCGATGGCCGTACGTAAAAGCGGGCCGACAGTGTGACGAGCACCGCCGGCCCTTGGGAGACTGTGTGCCCCGACGAAGAAGCACGACGTCTGTAGACACCATAGCACAAACTGAAAGGACCCCGACGATGACGAACGAACCCCAGGCGCCAGCCCTGCCGCTGGCGACCGAATCCACGGAAACCGGCCCGATCCATCAGGTCCGCGCCGGCGACCTCGAAGTGACCTACGCCCTCGAGGATCGGACCCTCGACGACTTCCGGCAGCTGCGCGGGTTGGGCGCGGCGGCGTTCACCCCGGACGAAGTGGCCCGACTGCGTGCCACGGTGCCCGACGAAGAACTGGACATCCTGCCGACCGGCGAGGTCTACCTCCACCAGATCGGGTATCGCCAGCGATTGCTGGACGTGTTCGGCCCGGGCGCGTGGGGACTGGTGGCCCTCGGCGATCCGGTTCTGCGTGACGACACCCTCGTGCAGCTGTGGGCGCTGGTCATCCGTGGCCGCGTCGTGGCGACGGCGCCGGGTGAGGCGAACTACAAAACCGACCGCGCGAAGGCCCGCAAGTGGGAGATGGCGTACGGGACGGCGATGGAGTCCGCGAAGTCGAACGCCCTGATGCGGTGCTGCAAGGACATCGGCGTGGCCGCGCAGAACTGGGATCGGAAGTTCACCGAAGACTGGAAGTCGAAGTACGCCGTCCACGTCTACCGGACGGACAAGTCGTCGAACGAGGAATTCGACGAGTGGCGGACCCTCGAGCGCGGGCCGCACTGGAACGAGACCGGTGTGCATCCCGGCAGCCCGAACAAGGCCGCGTGGAAGACGCAGATCGACGGCGCGTCGGCGAGCGGCTACGTGCGTCCGCCCAAGGCGAAGCCCGCCCAGGCCCCGCGTGGCCCGTCCGGGCCGCCGATGGAGAACGAACCGCCCACGACCCAGGCGAAGCCCCGTGCCCAGGCCTCGAAGCCCACGGCGGCCGCCCAGGCGAACCCGGACGCGGCAGAGCGTGCGGGTCTGAACGCGATGATCTCGGACGCCCAGTACAACTACATGAAGGGGATGCTCCGGACGAACCACGTCGAGGCGCAGCGCCTGTTCGACTGGCTGAAGCGAGTGCACCAGGTCGAAGCCACCGATGGCCACGGCATCCCGAAGCGCCTGTTCAACGCGTGCAAGGCGTGGGTCGAAGCCGGTGGCCCCGCCGATGACGAGGTCGGCGGCTGATGCCCCTCGTCGTTGTTCACTTCGACGCCCGTCGGCATCTGTTCCGACGGGCGTCGGACCTCCGCGTGATCCCGTCCTGCACGTCGATCCTCCGGTGGCATGGCCTGATCCCCGAAGCGGGCCGCCTGAAGTTTGCGAAGCCGTATCTGGCGCGAGGCCGGCGCGTCCACCGCGCGACCGAAACGCACGACGACCCGACGGTCCACGACGACCCGTTGTCGATGGTGCTCGACGGTGAGGAAGGCTACGTGCAAGCGTGGCTGGAATTCCGGCGCCGGTTCCACGGCCCGCAGACCTGGGACTACATCGAGCGCCGAGTGCACTGGGATGGCCTCGTCGCCGGCATCGTCGATCGCGCCGGCGTGCTCGAGGGGTTGGGTGGTGCCCCGTATGCCGTCCTCGACCTGAAGACCGGCCCGAAGCAGCCGTGGCATCGCCTCCAACTGGGTGGCTACGTGCTGATGTTGAACCTGCCGCCGACGACGCTGCGCCTGAGCGTGCATCTGAAGGCCGACGGCACCTACACCATGAACCCGTACACGGATCCGCGTGACGTGTACGAGTTTCGCCGCCTCACGCTGGACTGGTGGGAGACCGACCATGCAACCGACGACGAAGAAGCGACCGGCACTCTCGTTGACGACTAGCGAGAAGAACCTCCTGACGAAGGCGTACAACGTCACGAACCCGAAGGAATTCGTGAAGGCGCAGGATCTACTGGTCAAACTGAAGACGACCAAGGCCGAGATCGAGCGCCGGGTGAAGCGCATCAAGGACCCCCTCAACCAGGCGCGCGCGGAGATCCTGGCCCTCGAGCGCGACATGGTGCAGACCATCACGGCGCGGATCTCCGACGTGACGTTCGCCATCCGCGAATGGCGGGACGCCGAAGCCTGCCGCCTGATCACGCAGCAGACGGCGGCGGGAGTCGCCGAGCTCGAGGCCGCCGCCCAGGTCGCCGAGACGCCGGCCGAAGCCGCGGTGCTCACGACGTTGGCCGATGACCTCCGGTCCGCGGAAGGGGTGCGCGACGGCGCGATCGCTCTGCCCGAGCTCGAGGGTCTGACCGAAGTGACGAAGTGGAAGGCCGACGTGACCGACCTCCGCGCGTTCCTGCAGTCGGTCCTCGACGGGAAGGCGGGCCTCGAGTGCGTGTCCGTGAACCCGACCCCGATCCACAAACTGGCCGACCAGTTCAAGGAGTTGCTGAGCGAGGCGGTGCCCGGCCTGACCCCGCGAAAGGAACGAGATTTCCGTCGCGTTTGACGACGGTGTAACTGGAAGCGTATTGTCTCAACCTTCGGGTGACGACCCGCCAGAGACCGCTGGCGAGCCCGCCGCACGGGAGACCTGACCGACGATGGCCCCTGAACGACTGACGACGTCCGACTACCGCGTCTTCGACACCATCCTGGCCCAACTGAAACCCGGCGCCCGACGTACGAGCCGGGCGCAAACCACGATCGCACACCTGTCCGGGGTGTCCGAACGGACCGTCCGCACGGCCTACCGCCGGCTGAAGTCGTGGGGCTGGCTGCGCCGCCAGTCCAGGCCGAACCCCGGCGGCGGCCGGAAGCCGGATCTGCTCGACCTGTCCCACTTCCGAACCGGCAAAAAGGGACGACGATTTGCCGGTTCGGACTATGTACTAGATCGGTACTCCCTTCGGGAGTCAGTACCGGCTGTCGCCGGCGACGAGGAGACGATGCAAAGACCCCGACGACCACAACGACCCGCCATCAATGCCAGCACGCAACAGTGGATGCTGTTCCTGCGGGTGTACCGGGAACTGAAAGGCCGGCCCAGGACGGCCGTGGCGCCGACCGTCGAGCGCGAGGAGCGCCGACACCTGAAGACGCTGGCCGGCCGTCTCGAGCCGGAAGGCGTGTCCCTCGAGGATTACCTGAGGGAATTCCTGACCCTCGACGACGCGTACCTCGACGAGCGGGACTACCCCCTCCGTCTGGCCGCCCGCGGGGATACGTGGGTGTTGTGCCTGAAGGCCTGCCACGCCTCGCTGGAAGCCCGCCAGCGAGAAACCTCCCCCGACGTCGGCGTTCCCATCGTCCCGACGACCTCGACCCTCTGGACGAGCGACCAGATTGCGGCGGCGGCCCGTGCCGAACGGCTGAAGGCGTGCGTCTGTGGGAAGGCGGCGGCCGGCCGTTGCCTGGTGCACCTGCCGGTGTCCAAATGAGGCGCCGAATGAAGGTGGACGACCGCCCGGAACCGCCGAAGGATCTCCTGACCTCGAAACTGGTCTGGGACAAAGACCTCGAGGATTCACTGGTCGGGTGGATCCTGACGTACCCGGACCGTGCTACCGAAGTCGTCGGCGCCGGCATCGAGCCCGGGCATTTCCACGGGTTCGTGGCCCGGACCACGATGCAAGCCGTCCTGTCACTGGTCCGCGCGAACCAGACGCCGCACCTTCAGGCCGTGCGCCAGGAACTGCAACGACTCGGCCTCGACGGGGTGAAAGCCCTCGACCTGTCCCGCCTGTCGGATGCGGCCCCGATCTCGAAAGTGTGGGACGACGTCGCTCGACGCGTCCGGGATGCGTCTCGGCGGAGAGCCCTCTACTACGCCCTCGAAGACACCCGCGGCAAACTGGCGTCGGAGTCGTTCGATGACATCCGCGCGAGCCTCTACGAGACCCTGGACACGGCAGAAGACGCCGCGCGACCGCTCGAGGCCGATTCGTTCGAGTCCATCATGGCGGACGTGTGGGACCACTATCGCGGCGGCCAGGAGTCGATGATCAAAACCGGGCTGGCGGGCCTCGACCGGGTCACGCGAGGAATTCAACGCGGAAAATACGTGCTGGTCGGCGCCAGGACGTCGGTCGGGAAGACGGCACTGGCGGTGAGTCTGGCGATCCCGTGGGCGAAGGCCGGCCTGAAGATCTCGTTCATCAGCGCGGAGATGGACCGGGCCTCCATCGGCCAGCGGTACGTCGGCGTGGCGGCCGATGTCCCGGTCGTCGGGTTGTCCTCCGGTGAACTGGACGAAGCCGAAGAAACCCGGTTCGCGGAAGCGACGGTCCTGAACCTGTCGATCGCCACCGACGACACGGCGCAGACGGTGGCCGAAGTGCGCTCGAGGGCGATGCAACACCGCCGACTGCTTGGCGGCCTCGACATCATCATCGTCGACTATCTGCAGCTGTTGAGCGACACCGACGACGACGACGACGACAAGCGCCACCTGACCGTCGGCCGAATCTCGCGCGGCCTGAAGCGCATTGCCAAGTCGATGAACGTCATCGTGATTGCGCTGGCACAACTGGGCCGCGATGCTGAACGGAAGCGCGAGCCGACGCTGAAGGACCTCCGCGAGTCGGGGAACCTCGAGCAGGACGCCGACCAGGTGTGGCTGCTCTGGCGCGACGAACGCTCGAAGCCAGCGAAGATCTGGCTGAAGGTGGCGAAGAACCGACAAGGCCCGCTGGCCCGCGTCGAGCTCGCCTATCGTGCGACGGCGACGAAGTTCGTCGAAGCCCAACCCCCGGAACTGGCAGGATTCTGATGAATGACCTGATCGTCCGCCTCTACGACGACGACCTGAAGGCCGTGCTCGATGGCCGGCCGTGGGCGTTTGTGCCGAAGCGACTGGCCCCGAAGCCAGGTGAGCGCGTGAAGGTCGTCGGCCTCGGCGGTAAACACGCGTCGGTGATGAAGCACGTCGGCAACGTCATCGCCGACAAGCAAGGGATCTCGCAGGACTGGGCGCTGGTGGAGTTTGTGAACTGATGGCTCGGCGCCTGAACGACTTCTACCCGACGCCGGCGTGGGCGACTCAGGCCCTGCTGCAGCGGTTCCATCTGCCGGCCGGGTCGCAAGTCTTCGAACCGTGCGCGGGTGCGCTGGACATGGCCACGGTCCTCCGCGACCATCACTACGTCACGACGAACGACCCGGACCTGACCCGTGCGACGATGTATCACCGAGACGCACGCGACGGAAAGTTCTGGGACCAGTTTGGACGGTGGGACGCCATCGTGACGAACCCGCCGTTCGTCATCGCGTCGGACATCCTGCGCCAGGCCCTCGATCATTCGGACCATGTCGCGTTCCTGCTGCGCCTGACGTTTCTCGAGCCGTGCGAAGGCCGGGAGCGGCTGCTCGTCGAGACCCCGCCTCGGCGCCTGATCGTGCTGCCTCGGATCTCGTTCACGGGTGACGGCGGCACCGACTCCGTGACGTGCGCGTGGTTCGTCTGGTCGTCGCGCGTCGACCCGGGCATCGAGATCGTGGGCGACCCGAACCCGACCCCGTTGCTGCCATGAACACCGCGAAGGTCCTGATGCGCCTGTCGATGGAGATCTACCAGATGCTGGCCCATAAGGATGGCCGCGTCGGGGTCGGCGTGCGCGTGACGGAGCAACCCTCCGGGGACTACCACGAAACGAAGATGCGCGAGGACGCCGTGTTCCCTCGGGTCGAGCTATTCATCGACCGCGATGCAGTGCGCAACCTCGAGGACGTCATCGCGGTCAGTCCGTTCGTGAACACCGCGAAGCGTTTGGTCCTCGAGGCCATCACGAACACCATGCCCGTACGCCCCTACGCCGCGAAGAAGTCTGGCCGCCGAATCACCCTCGAGGAGACCACATGCGATGCGTCGAGTTTGACGTCTACGGAAAGCCCAGCCCGAAAGGCTCCGCGAAAGCGTTCGTGATCCCAGGCACGAATCGCGCGGTCGTCATCCCGGCGAACAAAAAGAACCTGCGGACGTGGGAAGGCGTCATCCGCACCGCGGCGGCCGATGCTGTGACCGACACGACGACCGGGGAGATGGCGATGTTCGCCGATGGCCCGCTCGGCGTCATCCTCGAATTCCGCCTCGAGCGCCCGAAGTCGCGGAAGCTCGAGGTCTACCCCGTCGTCACGCCTGACGCCGACAAACTGGCGCGCGCGGTCCTCGACGGGCTGCAGAAGACGGCGTTCGCCGACGACAAACAAGTGGCCCGACTGCTCGTCGAGAAGCGCTACGCGTTCGCGCACGAGGCCCCGGGTGTGCGCGTGACGATCCACGAGTTGCCGAACGCCCACGGCGAAGCGTGGAGCCAGGCCGTGAAGACGCTGGTCGACGCGGAGACGGCGCCCAACGCGTTCTCGGATGGCTTCTGAACCACAACCCGGTGTAGTATCGGAGAGACCCCGACGATGCAGACGACGAAGACGACCTCCGGTCGGCCCTCGGCGCCCGTGAGCGCTGCCGAGATGCCGGCCTCGATCGCGCAATCCCGCATCCAGAGCGGCGCGTTCCGCTTCGGCTGGGCCGCCGCCCTTCACGACCTGTCGACCCGCACCGAGACCCGGTGCCCCTACGCCCAACCTCACATGATCAGCGCGTGGTACGCCGGCTACCGGTGTGCGAAGCGCACGGAGTCCGCCCATGTCCGATGAAGCCGTCGCCATCCTCAGCCGGAAGAAGTACGACCTCGACCCGCTCGGCCTTCGCGTCAACAAAGACCTGTCGTTCACCGACTGGGCGGGCCTCGGCGCGTGGCTCGAAGCCGTCGAGCACGGGATTCAGTGGTGCATCGGCGACTGGTTGAACTACGGCGAGCAAGCGTTTGGCGAACAAGCCGCCCAGGCCATCGACGCGACCGGCTGGGCCATCGACACCCTGAACCAGTACCGATGGGTCTGCGCGCGCGTCCACCGCGACATCCGACGTCCGGAGCTCACGTTTTTCCATCACCGTGAAGTCGCCGGCCTCGAGCCGTCCGCCCAGGTCGAATGGCTCGAGCGCGCGGTGACAGGCGACCCCGACGGATCGTCGTGGACGCGCGAGCGATTGCGCGCGGAGGTCCAGTCCGCGAAGCCCGGTGGTGGCCCGACGGCGTGGTACGTCGTGGTGAGCGCGAAGGACCAGTCCGACGCCGACCGACTGGCCGACCGGATGCGCGTCGAAGGTCGGACGGCAAAGTTGCAGGAGAAGGGCCAGAAGAAGCCCGATGCCGTTCCCGAAGCCTGACGTCCGGTGGCTGGTCGGCACGAAGGTGGCCTGTCCGTCGTGTCTCAGCCGTGAGGTCTACTACGACCCGATGCACGCGTCGGTCGTGTGCTGCGGCTGCGACTACAAAGCGACGGACACGCAACTGGCCACAGGCGAAGACGTCTGGTGGCGGCGCGCATGGCGTGCGCGTGAGCTCGGCTACGACTCCCCGAACCGGGCGTTCCGGGCCGTCTGCAGTTGCTGCCTCCACCATCTAGCGGTGATCCCGGGCCGCCTGTCCTCGTCGGACGTCCCGCAACCGGTGTGCGCCAAATGTGGGACCCCGTGGATTGCGACGACGAAGATCGCTGAATGTCTGCTGCTCCCTGACGTCATGGCCGAACCCGGCCAGGCCGTCGAGCGCACGCGTCCAGGTGGCCGCCGGATCGTGGTGACGGAATGATCGTACCGAACTGGAAGCCGGAACCGTGGGCGAAGCATAAGGCCCGCCTGAAGCGCGTCGATCTCCGCGCCCGGAAGAAGTGCTGCGCGGTCGTCTGGAAGCGCGCGATGTCCCGATGCGAGTGCACGGGCTGTCCGCACTGCTACCCCTCTGACGCGGCTGGGAAGCACCGCTGCGGCGTGTTCGTGCATCTGGCCCACGAACTATTCACCCTTGTCGGCCACGTCGACGAGATCCTGTCCAAGGCCCTCGGCGGCGACTGGACCGACCCGAAAAACTGCCGACTGCTCTGTCACGGCTGCCACTTCAGCGGCCCGAGTGGCGCGCACCGAAAGACCATCCGATGAAGCGACGGATCCTCGTAGACGGCGTCGAGCTCGAGACCCTGCCGTCTGTACGGAAAGTTCAAGCACACCCGCCGACGACGACGCTGGCCTCACTCGTCGAAGTCATTGCGACCGTCCAGGCCGGATGGCAAGCCAAAGAAGATCCGCCGCTTTACCTGTTCATCGACGGCGCGTTCCGACAAGTCGGCGTCCTCTGCGGCGTGGACGTGACCCATGAGACCATCGACGTCACGTCGTTCGCGGACCACACCTCGCAGTACATGCGCGGGATGCGGGATGTCCGCTTCGACATCCGGGCGACCCTTCAAGGAGAATGACGTGTGGCTAAGCGACCTGCTCGAAAAGCTGCGGCGAAAACGAAAACCCCTGTACGGCGACCATCTCGTCGACGCGCTGGGCCGACTCTCACAGACACCACCGTGTCGACCTTCACCCCCGACCCCGACAACCTCCGCGTCCACACCGCCCGGAGTCTCGCCGTCATCGAAGACGCCATCCAGGCCGCCGGGTTCTCGCGGTCCATCGTCATCGACGAAGGGAACATGATCCTGGCGGGTAACGGCGCGACCGAAGCCGCCGCGAGTGTGGGCCTGACGAAGGCTGTCGTCGTCGACGCGGGCCCGGACACCCTCGTCGCCGTGCGCCGGCGTGGGTTGAACGACAAGCAGAAGCGCCATCTGGCGATCGCCGATAACCGGGCGAACGAGCTCTCGACGTTCGACGGCCCGAAGTTGCGCGCGGCCCTCGACACCATGACGGCCGGCGACGACGACCTGATGGCGAAACTCGGATTCAGGAAAGACGACCTCGCGTCGATGAGCGGCCGCGCCTCGACCAGTGACGGACTGTCGGGCGGGACTGAGGAGGGAGAGCGATGCCCACGTTGCCGCCGCCTCCAATAGACGTCGAAGATGCCATGCGCGCGGCCGTCGAACAAATGGCCGTGAACCTTCAACGACTGTCGGAAGCGTTCAGCCTGTCGGCGTTCACCGTGAACGAAGCCGGTGAAGCCATCGTGAAAATGGGCCACGCGCTCGGGACGATCCCGGTCCTCGTGCTCGACGACGTGCCTGTTCCCTCGAGGATCGACCATGTCCGACGGCGCCGGATCATCATCGAGTAACTGGCTCTGGTGCGTGCTGAACGACCAGCATCTGGCGCTGGCGGACGCGGCGGCGACCAGAATGGCCGAGAACGCTGCCAACCTCGGCCCGAATCCCCGCTACGCGCACACGCCAGATCAACGCTACCAGCGCGTCCTCGGCATGCAAGGCGAAGTGGCGTTCCGTGTCGTGACCGGCCTTCCCCTGCCGACCGTAGACGAGCTCACGAGCACCTGGAAAGACGCGGACGTTGACGGCTACGCGGTGAAGACCATCAGCAAGCCGACCTACGACCTCCGGTTCGACGACTCCGACCTGCCGCCCGCGCATACCCTCGTGCTGATGCTGAACCAGTCGCCGCCACGGATTGCACTGCTCGGGACCATCTCGATTCAGCGGGCGCTGGCCGTGCGCCGATGGGGGAAACAACTGCCGCGCCCGACATGGCTGGTCGACAAGCGTTACCTCGAACCGTGGCCGCTCGACGACCGATTCGTCGTAGACTTCTGACGGGCCGGCGCACTGGTGGTTCAGTGCACAACTGGCACACGGCCGTATCAGCCACGATTGACCCGTGCCGGTGGAGAGGGTCGGCCCATCAAACATCATGGTTGCTGTCGAATTGAACCTCGCCGACCTCCTGCCTGACCCGCGCAACGCCAGGCGCCACACGCCGGAAAACATCCGCGCGATCACTCATGCCCTGAAGACCGTCGGCCCAGGCCGGTCGCTGGTCCTCGACGAGCACAACGTCGTGCTGGCGGGGAACGGTGTCGTCGAGGCGGCACTGGCGGCGGGGTTCACGAAGGTGCTCGTCCTCGAGTCCGACGGCGAGACGGTCGTCGCGGTGCGACGGACGGGCCTGAGCGACGAACAGAAGCAAATCCTCGCGATCGCCGACAACCGCACGAACGAGCTCAGCCAGTGGGACGGCGCGACACTGCGCGACCTGCTCGACGGCCTCGACGCCCCGAAGCTCGGGTTCCTGCCAGACGAACTGGCGCGCGCGGTGCGCGGCCCCGTGATTGCCCCGGACACGTTCGCCGCGATTGACGACGTCCTCGAGACGGAGCACACCTGTAAACACTGCGGATACGAGTGGTGAATGGATTCCTCGCGTACCGGCAAGGCGTGGCCGCGGAAGACGTCGTGCCGTTCGACCTACCGTCACCGTGCATCACGGCGAGCGGGATTCGGAAATGCGGCCACAGCGACATCGAGGTCGTGCTGATGGCTGAGCCCTACCTCGCGCGTCGGTCAGGATTCAGCACGGAGCGCACGTCGTCGATTGACGCCCCGCCGTGCATCCAGGCCGGCGGCATCGACGGTAGTTCCACCGACCAGACGGAGATCGTCATGCCCGCCTCGTATCTGGCCTCGAGCAAAAAGAAGGGCCATTCGATTCGCACCACGACGGGGATCGACGACCCGGCGCCGTGCATCACGACCGAAGGCCTCGGCGCCGAACGTGCGCACTACGCACAGATCGTGGCGGCCAGCGACCAAGCCCCGGTCGATGTCTCAGGGAAGCCGCCCTATCGTCGACCGTTGCTGTCGGAAGTACACGCCCTCGGGACGCATGGCCTGACCCACGTCTCGACCTTCAGCGGTGGCGGCGGGACGTGCCTCGGGTTCAAGATGGCCGGGTTCCGCACGCTCTGGGCGAACGACATCGACCCGATCGCGCAACAGACCTACGGGTTCAACTTCCCTGACGTCGACCTCGACCGCCGCGACATCCGCGTGATCACGGCCGCCGACATCCTGAGCGCGACCGGCCTGAAGGCTGGCGAGCTCGACGTGTTCGAAGGATCGCCGCCTTGCACGGCGTTCAGCACCGCCGGCCGACGTGAAGACGGGTGGAACGAGACGAAGATGCACGGCGGGGTGGAACAGGACCGGATCGAGGATTTGTTTTTCGAGTGGATCCGATTGCTGGACGGCTTGCAGCCGAAGGTGGCGATCGCGGAGAACGTGGTCGGCCTGACGATGGGTGTCGCCCGCGGCATCTACAACGGGATCGTGCGGGCCATCAAGGCGGCCGGCTACCGCGTCGAGTGCCGGAAGGTCGATGCGCAATGGCTGGGCGTGCCACAAACCCGTGGCCGCGTGATCTTCGTGTGCGTGCGCCAGGACCTCGACCTGCCGATCACCTTCCCGACGCCCCTGCCATACCGCTACAGCATCCGTGACGCCTGTCCGCACCTGTCGACCGTGACCGTGGATGCGGCCGGCATCAACGCCAAACCGACCGCGAAGGCGAAGCACAAGCCTAAGATCTCGAGCACCGAACCGGCCGGCGCCGTCACGACACAGCAGCAGCACCATGGCATCGCGGTTGAGGCGGGCAAGTTCGCCGTGCGCCGGCTGATCACCATCGACGAGGTCCGCGCCCTCTGCTCGTTCCCGGACGACTTCTGGCTGCCGAAGTCCAGGGCCCAGGCGTGGGCCCGGATGGGGAATTCGGTCCCGCCGATCATGGCCTACCGGCTGGCCCGTGCCCTCGCCGAAGGCACCTTCGGCAAATCCGGCCCCTACATCGCCCTGTAGAATCCCGAACAAAAGCACACCGATTTGTAAAACCACAACATCCTGTTGTATCCTCCGTGCCCAAGGAGGTCGACCATGCGCATCGTGTTGCTGGTTGTTGTGGCGGCCCTGTGGTTGGCGCTGGCCGTTGGCCAGGTCATCACCCAGGCCCAGGCCCAGGTCTCGGCGGCCCTCGGCCTGTGAACATCTACGCGTACGGCGCGCCTCGGCTACAGGTCTGGCCGATTCTGTCCGATGACTTTGAGACGGCCCTCGAGCGTGTCGCGGCGGCCCTTCGCCGTGCCGAACCTGAACCTCCCCCTCCGTGGACCCCGACGATGACCGGCCCGAAACGCCGGAGATTGGTGATTGACGAATGAAGCGCTGGACGACGTTGTTCAAGGAAAAACTGGCGGTCTATCTGGCGGCGTGGGTGTGCGTGCTGTGCTTCGTCGGCACGTTGACCGTGGCCATCACGGACGGCGACTCGACCATCGGCCTGTTCCTGCTGGCCGGCGGTGCCCTCGAGACCGCGGTGCTCGGCGTGTGGGTTGTGCAGATGGCGTCGGCCCGATCCCTGACCGTGACCATCGAAGGCGTAATTCACGACGCGGCCGAACGGCGGGAGACGGTGCAGTGAGTTACCGTCCGATCACCGACGTCTGGATCCTGGCACGGCCGAAGGTGAAGTTCTACGGCGCCTATCCGGCGGGGTTCCTGTCCCGCGCCCGTGCGCTGCTCGGCGTGCGTCCGTACGACGCGGTGCTCCACGTCTGCGCGGGTGCCGTGCGTCAGTATCCGGGGCCACACAACGGAGTCGCCTACAAAGGCCTCGGCCCGAACGACATGACGCTGGACGCGAGCCCGGACTACCTGCCCGACTTTCTGCGCGATGCGAACCTCGAGCTCCCGCCGTTGCACGTCCGCCGCACGGAGACGCCACCGACCCGTGTGCGCCTGACCTCGAGCGACGAGCCCGGCGACCTGCACGCGATGATCGAGGGCGGCGTGTATCTCGAGCGCGGCGACTACGGAGAGACGAAGAACCTGACGGCGATCCCGAACGCGTACTGGCCCTCGGTGCTGATCGACCGGCCCTACACGAAGGCGGATCACCTGCACTACGAGGCCTCGAGTCGCGTGTCGTTGCCGAGTGCGAACCTGCTGCTCCGCAACGCGCTGCGCCGGGTGGCGCTGGGGTGTCGTGTCGGGATCCTCGACTACGTGTGGCCGCGTCCGCCATTGACCGGCGCGGTCATCGGTCAGGAGGTCGCGGTCGTGGCGGTACTGATGGGCCGCGGCAATCAAGCGCGCGTGTTCACGGTGTTCGAGAAGCAACAGGGAGATTGACGACCATGAACTGTCGATTCTGTGAAAGCCCGATGGTCAAAGAAGACGGGAGCGCGGGCGTGTGGGGCTGCCCGAACTGCAACCACGTTCACCACGAGGTTGCACCTGTCCTGAACCCCGTGACCCTCGATGGCCAGACGTACATGGTCCCGCAAGGCGTCGTGGACTACCTCGACAAACAACAGAAAGCCATCGGGGATCTGGCCGAAGCCGTGTTCAACGGCGCGGCGGCGATCCGCCTGATCGCGGCGTTCCAGTTGGCCGTGAGCAATCACAACGAGATCACCGAACGCCAGGCGCGCGCGGCCCTACTGACGTTCTCGTCGAAGAGCCGATGATGACCAGCGACACCGTCTCACGCTATCCGCTGTCCTGGCCCCGGAACTGGAAGCGCACGAGCCATCACGCGCGGACCTTCGACCGGTTCTCCACGAAGCGCACGATCCCGTCAAACGGCGGCGGGTCGTACACCCGCACCGACAACCTGACGGTCGCCGAAGCGATCGCCCGCCTGATCGGGGAACTGGCACGACTCGGCGCGACGAACATCGTCATCTCGACGAACGTGCGCACGCGAAACGACGGCCTCCCCAGGTCGGGCGAGAAGAACCCGGACGACCCGGGCGCCGCGGTCTACTTCAAAATCAACAAGCAGGACCGATGTCTGGCGTGCGATAAATACCGGGCGGTGCAGGGCAACCTCGCCGCACTGGCGGCCCACGTCGAAGCGCTGCGGGCGATTGAGCGACACGGGGTCGGCACGCTCGACCAGGCGTTCGCCGGGTACACGGCCATCGGCCACGCGGCGACCGACTGGCGCCTCGAGCTCGGGTTCGGCCCGCACGAACTGGTGAGCCCGAACATCGTCGACGCCCGCTACAAAACGCTGGCCCGTGAGCGACACCCGGACGCCGGCGGATCGGTCGACCTCATGGCACGACTGAACGTGGCGCGCGACGAAGCACGAAAGGACCTGGGCGTATGAGCGCGATTCAGAGCTACACCATCGACGGCGTGCGCGACCTGATTCGTGCGGCAGCCAAAGCCTCGTCGGGTGGGACACTGCGCAGTCTCAGCGTCGACTGGGCCATCCCCTACAGCTACCTGTCGGCGGCCCTGCACACGCAACGATCGCCGTCGCCGAAGATCCTCGAAAAGCTCGGGCTGCGCCGGCTGGTGCAAACCCACGTCGCCTACGTGCGGGAGGCCTGATGTTGCCGTATCAGGAATGGAAGGCGTTCATCCTCGGGGTCGCGCTGATCGTGGCTGGCGTCTGGCTCGCTGGTCTGGATATGTCCTCGCCAGCGCATCAAGCCATCGGTCTGACGTCCATCGTTGTCGGCCTCGCCCTCGGCACGAACCCGCTCTGGCTGCGACGGCTGCGCGGCTGGTGGATGCGACGACGGCTGGACCCGATTACCTCAGGTAATCACGGCTGCTGTGCCCGGTGTTCGGTCGGCTGGGCGTTCACGACGCCGCACCAGACCCGGTACTCCATCGGCGCGACGTTCGCGGTGCTGTGCGAATCCTGCTGGTCGGAACTGTCACCCCGAAAACGCTGGCCCTACTACGAAGCGGCCCTGAACGACCCGGAGATCCCGGCGCGTGTGCGGACGGCCGTCTGCCATGCTGTCCACGAAGGCAAATGACGACACCCGCCGCTGGCTCGCGCTGGCTCGACGCCACCAGAACGTCATTCGCATCCTCGCCCGACTCGGCGTCCTGCAAATGAAGTCGTGCGGCTGCGACCTTTGTAAGGTGCCCTTGCGCGACCGCCGTGTTCGACAGTGGCACGAGCGACCCTGACCCGGTGTAAGGTATTCAGCCATGAGCGACGACCTCGCGCCTCCGAAGACTCCCCCAGGCCGGCCGACAAAACTGACGCCCGACGTTCACGACGCCATCGTGACGGCCATCCGACTCGGCGCGACCCTCGACGTCGCCGCCGAGAACGCGGGCCTGACGCGCGAGACGATTCACGACTGGCACACGAAAGGCGCCAAGGTCCTCGCCCTCTGCTACACACGCCTGTCGAACCTCGAGGCCGGTCACGTTCCCCCGCGTCGACTCGTCGGTCGTGGCCAGAAGCCGAAGCCCGTCGACCTCACCGCGGCAACGACCAGTCCGTGGGTGTTGGCCGACACGCCGAAGGATCAGGCCCTCGCCCGTTTTTCTTACGACTATCAAAAGGCCCTGAACGAATGGGAGCTCCGCGCCCTCGCCAACATCACGAACGCCGGAAAGCGCGAATGGCAAGCGAGCGCGTGGCTGCTCGAACGGCGGAAGCCCGAAGTCTACGGACGGCGCCGTGTCGAACTGAGCGGTCCCGGCGGCGGTCCCATCGAGGGCCGCGTCGTGATCACGATGCCGGATAACGGGCGATGACCCTCACCCCTCAGGCCGTCCTCTATCTGGCGTTCGCCGTCTACTGTGCGGCGTTCGCCTTGTTCCTGCTCGGCTTTGCTCTGGGAGGCTCCGATGACACGTAAACGCTCGATCCCCGCCCTGCACTACGCATCCAGGCACGTGCCCGGGCCCGGTTCCAGGGAAGGCGCGCCGGTGATGCGCCGGGAGTGGGGCTGGTCCTGCCATGCCGGGAACGGCGAGATCGTCGCCTCGGGTTGGGGGTTGGACACGAAGGCTGAAGCCCGGCTGTCCGCTCGGCGCGCCGCGCTGGCCCTGACCGAAGCCATCCTCCGGGAGGACCGCGCCCGTGGGTAGCCCGAACCCGGTCGGCTCCGGCGACGTCGCCGGGGGCGTGAACGGCTACCGGTGCGGGAAGTGCGGGTACGTCACGATGACCCTGAACCTCGTGACCGGGACGACGCCGTTCTCGATCGCCTGTACGCGACCCCTCTGGAACGGTCGGCTCTGTGGTCAATCGGCGTTCTCGGCGTTCTACAGAGTCGTCCAGGACCCTCTGGCGGCCACCTACGAATGGTATCGGCCCTCGGACGACGAACTGGCCTACCTCTGTCGCCGTGACCCCGAACAGGCCGACGACTACCGATACCACGTCCAGCAAGGCGGCTTGCTGATGCGTCCACGGACGGCGGCGGCCCCCGACGGTCCGACCCCCCCCCGTCCTGACCCCGTCCAGGCGGACGGCCTCGTCGTCCAGGGTGACGACCCAGGCGCGGAGGCCCAGGCCCAGGCCGTCGCCCAGGCGATCGCCCAGGCCGACCCAGCCGAAGCCCCGGCCAGGGTGACGAAGTCGGTCCAGGTGCCCGTGGGCGACTTCGAGGCCCGCCGTGCGAAACTGGCGATGGGCTACCAGTACCGGCGACACCAAGGCCGGGGCGAACAGTTCAAGCGCCTGCGCCGGATGATGGTCGACGAGGGCCACACCCTCGCCAGACGGCTCGGCCCGGACCTCGACGTGACGGCGGTCCGTGTGGCGTGGACCGAACGCGCCGCGACCCTCCCCGACGCCCTCGCCCCGAACGGGGTGGCCCAACTGCGCGACCTGTATTTCAAGGCCGCCGGCATCTGCTCGGACGAATAAGACCCCATGCGAACGACCCGAACGACCCGGATCGGCGATCTCCTGAAGCTCGACCTGACAATCCAGACCCTCGACCCACGGTTTCACTCCCGGCTAGAGGACCCGCTGGTCTGGGAAGCCATCCAAGGCCAGCTGCTGGCGGCCCTCGAGTCAACGACCGGCTCGATCCACCTGCTGGCCGGCCTGCTCTCGAGGCCCGCGCCAGGCATCTCGAGCCAGGCGCTCGAGCCAGGCGACCAGGGGGCCGACCAGGGGGCCGACCAGGGGACCCCGTCTGGCCCAGTCCAGGGGAGTGCGGCCCTCAAAATCATTAAGGATTTCGCCCCTGGTTTGCCGACGCCCCCGCTCGCCCAGGCCCTCGAGGCGCCAGGGTCCAGCAGCTACGGCAAACCGTTCGGGGGAGGCCGCGATCCGGACCCGACCATCGAGTGCGGCCACTGCCAGACCGTGTTCGGACGTGTCCCGGCGAACGCGGCGGCCCCCGCGACCGGCCTGCTGTCCCTCGCCCGGGTGGTCTGGGACGTTCCGTGGAACGCCGAATTCTCTCGGATGCTCCCCGGAACCCCGATTACCTGTCCGAAGTGCCAGCATCCCCTCGACTTCAGGAAGACCCCGACCGGCTGGATCGGCCGCTGATGCTCCCGACCGACCTGCAGATCGGCCCTCAAGCGGGCGGCCAGACGGCGTTCGCGCAGAACCGGGCCGACATCTGCATCGGCGGTGGTCAGGCAGGAGGGGGGAAGTCCTACGGCCTCCTGCTCGAACCGACCCGACACGTGCTCCGCCGCACGAACTACAACGCGGTGATCTTCCGGCGCACGAATCCACAACTGAAGGCCGTCGGTGGCCTCTGGCAGGAGTCGACGGGCCTCTACCCGCTGATCGGCGGCCGGTCGAACTACATGGACTGGGTCTGGCCCGGTCGGAACGTCGTGCAGTTCCGGTCCCTGCAGCTGGAAAAGGACAAGCTCGGTTGGAAAGGCGCGCAGATCGCGACCCTCCTGTTCGACCAGCTGGAAGAATTCACGGAGGGGCAGTTCTGGTACCTCATCTCGAGGTTGCGGTCGGTGTCTGGCGTGCGGCCCTACTGCCGCGCGACCGCGAACCCGGTGCCTGACGACGACCCGGTGGGCGGCTGGCTGCGGAAACTCGTCGACTGGTGGATCGACGCCGAGACCGGGTTCCCCATCGGGACCCGCGCCGGCGTGGTCCGGTGGTTCGTGCGTCGGGGGAACAACCTGCACTGGGGCGAGAGCGCGGAAGCCCTGAAGGCGGAATTCGGGAACGTCGTGTCGCCGCTGTCGTTGTCGTTTCAGCCGATGACCCTCGAAGAAAACCAAGCGCTGCGCACGGTCGACCCGTCGTACGAGGCGCGTCTCGAGGCCCTGCCCTACGTCGACCAGATGCGGCTGCGGCGTGGGAACTGGAACGTGCGTGCGACGGCGGGGACCATCTTCCGTGGCGACTGGTTCCGCTACGTCGACGCGATCCCGGAGGGGTACATCCGCTGGTGTCGCTTCTGGGACGTGGCCTCGACGGAAGTGGACGAGACCTCCGTGTCGGCACAGGACCCGGACTGGACCGCCGGCGTGAAACTCGGGATTCACGAAGACGGCCGCGTCATCATCGCCGACGTGCGGCACGGACAATGGGACCCGGCCGACGTCGACGCGGAGATCAAATCCACCGCGCGTGACGACGGGGTGGCGTGCGCGGTGCGCGAAGAACAGGAACCGGGCTCGAGCGGGAAAGCGGTGGTCTATCGTCGTCGGCTCGAGATGTTGGGCTACGACTACTCAGGCGAACGTGCGACTGGCCCGAAGCAAACACGGTGGAAACCCCTCGCGGTGGCGGCGAAGGCCCGGAACGTCTACCTGCTGCGTGCGCCCTGGAACGCGGTGTTCGTGAAGGAACTGGAAAACCTCCCCGGTGGCCACGACGACCAGGCCGACGCGGCGTCGGGCGCCCTCGACGATCTCGTTCACGGAACCGGGGGCGGCGTCGTCTCGATCGCGGGATTCGGCAGCATGCGCCGCCGCTGATGCTAGAATCCGTTCCCGGAGGCGCCCGCCGTGCCAGAGACCCCTGACATCACGACACGACATCCGGCCTACCTGCAAGCCGCCGCCCTCTGGTGGAAGCCCTGTCGTGACACCTACGCCGGGGAACAGGCCGTTCGTTCCGCTGGCGTGGCCTACGTGCCCCTGCTCGAGGGTTGCGATCACGCGGACGCCCGTGAATTCAAGGCGTACCTCGATCGCGGGACGTTTTTCCCGGCCGTCGAGCGCACCATCATCGGCCTGACCGGGATGGTGCTGCGCAAGCCCGCTCAGGTGAAGGTGCCGACCAGCGTCGACGTCGAGAGCGGGATCACGCTCTATGGCGAAGGGCTGCTCGAATTCGTCTCGAGCTCGCTGGAGGAGTTGCTGGTCGTCGGTCGCGCGGGAGTCAGTGTCGACTGGTCCGAGACGTTGAACCGCCCGTACTGGTCCCTCTGGCGGGCCGAGTCGATTGTGAACTGGCAAGCGCGCATGGAGAGCGGCCAGGTTGTACTCGACCGCGTGGTGCTCGAAGACGACGGCTGGGTGCCGTCACCGACCGACCCCTACAAACAGGAACGCAAGTGCACGTATCGTGAACTGGCCCTGATGGCGACGGAGGGCGGCCAGAAGGTGGCGGCCTCGAGGACGTGGGTCGAGACGACGGTGAACGGGAAGAAGACCTACACTCCCGGCCCGTGGTCGGCGTTCATCCGTCGCGGGAAGCCGTTGCCGTTCATCCCGTTCGTCTTTCTCGGACCTCGACGCCCTGAACCGGCGGTCGCGAAGCCGCCCCTGCTCGACCTCGCCCTGTTGAACCTGTCGCATTGGCGGTCGAGCGTCGACTACGAATACGGGCTGCACTTCACGGCGCTACCGACGCCCTACGTGACCGGCTGGACGAACAACGCGACTCCCCTGAAGATCGGCAGCGGGACGGCGTGGGTGATCCCCTCGAAGGACGCCCGGGTGGCGATGCTGGAATTCACGGGGACCGGCCTCGGCGCCGTGGAGAAAGCCCTCGACCGGAAAGAACATCAGATGGCGACGGTCGGCGCCCGTCTGCTCGAGAGCCAACCCGGAGTCCAGGAGACGGCCGAAGCCGTGCGCCTCAGGCACGCCGGCGAGACCTCAGCCCTCGGGCTGCTGGCCCGGGCGCAGTCGATGGGCCTCACTCAGGCCTTGCGAATCCACGCATGGTGGCAGGGGTACGGCGACGTCGACGTGGACTCGGCCTCGAAGGTGTCGATCCAACTGAACACGGATTTCCTCGAGACCCGCCTGACCGCGCAGGAGCTCGATTCGCTGGTGAAGGCGTGGCAAGCCGGCGGCATCTCGGGAAAGACCCTCTACTGGAACCTGCAGACGGGCGAGATTGCCCGCCCGAACGTCGAGTACGAGGAAGAACGGACGACCATCGAAGCCGAAGAACCGCCCGACCCGGCGCCGGTGCCAGGGCAACCTGGCCAGCCGACGCCCCCCCCCGAACCAGGGGACCAGGGCGCGGGAGGCCAGGAGTGAACCGGCGGTCGTTCCTGCTGTCCCTGCTGGCGGTCCCGGTCGCGGCCCTCGTCTGCCCGACCCCGCCGAAGTTCTTCGAAGTCTCGTTCGACTTCGGCGAGAAGGTCGTCCACGTCGACCTTGTCGAGCGGTACCTCCGTCCAGCGGCCCAAACCCTCGCCAACCAGATCGACGACGACCTCGTTCGCCGCCTGATGTCCGACCTGCAAACCCACAACCTGTCCCTGAAGGCCTAGAACATGGGCTGGCGCGAGTTGCTGGCCTCGGCCGACGCCCAGATCCCCGGATACCGTCGCGTCGTCCTCGAGGCCGCTGAGAAGGCCGGGGCGTCGGTGAACTGGCGGCTCGTCGAGTCCCGTCTGAAGACCGGGCAGTGGACCCAGGCCGCCCAGACGGTCGCCCAGGGCTGGGCCCCCGGCGCCCAGGCGTTCGAAAGCGCCCTGTTCCAGGCGACGTCCCAGGCCATGGCGGCGGGCGCGGCCCTCGGCCAGATCGACGCCCCGGTCCCGACACACTTCGGCCTCGGCGGTCAGTTCCGGCTGGTGAACCCCTCGGCGGTCCTCTGGGCCTCGACCCGCTCATCGAACCTGATCGTCCAGATTCAGGAGTCGCAACGAAACGCCGTCCGGGACATCGTGGCTCAGGCCGTCGCCGGCGGCGGGACCGCGGAAACCGTGGCGCGTCAGGTGCGCGCGGTGGTCGGCCTCGACCCCCGGCGTGCGGCGGCGCTCGGCAAGTTTGCCCAGGAGCGGTTCACCCAGGCGACGACGCCCAAGGCCCAGGCTGCCGCCGCCAAGGCCGTCGAGCGCTACCGGAAGCGACTGCTCCGGTCCCGCGGCGAGGTCATCGCCAGGACGGAGGTCCTGTCGGCGATGCACGCCGGCCAACTGGACGCGTGGACGGAAGCGAAGAACCGGGGGGAGATCGGCGCCGGGATGGTCAAGCGCTGGATCGTGACCCCGGACGACCGTCTGTGCCCCTACTGTGCGCCCCTGCAAGGGCAACAGGTCCAGCCGACCGAACCGTTCAAAACCACGTACGGCCCGAAGGACACCCCGCCGGCACACCCGCAGTGTCGCTGCGTCATGGCGCTGGTCCGTGGCAAACCGACCGAAGGGAAAGGCGCCCCGAAGCCGTTCAAGGGCGCGAAGCCCTTCGTGCCGCCGCCGGCGTATCCTCGGCCCTCGATCCCGGACCTGCCGCGGAGTGTGCCCCCGTTCGTCAGGCCGGCGCCGCCGGTGCCGTCGAATCTGCTGAAACTCCGATCGCTCGGCGTCGACGACGCGGGGAAGGTGACGGGTTCGCCGTTCACGGTCATCGATCCGGCGGCGACGTGGAACCCGGCGCACCTGGACTACCTGAACGACGCCGTCCAGATCTCCGACCTGCCGACGGTGACGGTGAAGATGAAGGACATCGCCGGGATCGTCGACACGACCGCGGCGGGCGCGAAGGCCGCGCAGATCGAGTCGTATCTGGCGACCGGCACGATGCCGAACGGATTGACCCCGACGGTGACGGCGGTCCGCTGGGAAGGGAAGACCTACATCTGGCGCGGGAACGTGAAGGCGTACGGCGAATGGGCGAACGGCGCCGACGACCTGACGATGAAGCTCTACGACCTCGACGACTTCACGAAGGCGGGGTGGCCGAAGGTTCACGATCTCAAACAGGAACTGGGGTTCAACGAAGCGACCCAACTGTTCGACGACCTGCCGGGGAGTGCGGTCAAGGACGAACTGCACGCGCTGATCAGCCCGGACGACATCATCGGCGCCATGCCGAACCGTCAAGCGAGCGAACTATTCCCTGACAACCTGATCGTCACGAAGGGCGCGAAGTCGGCATCGTTGAAAGGCACGCAGAAAGCCCTGACGAACACGACCGACTCCGTGCTGGTGTTCAAGCAGTCGCCCGTACCCGGCTACACGAACTATTACGTCGCTCCGGACCAGAAGTCGGCCGACCTGATGATGGCGGCCAAGGCCCTCGGGAAACCGGTGAAGGTGGAGATCGTCGACATCGACGACTTCGTCCAGTTCCAGAAGCCCGCGCTGAAACTGAAGGCCATCGAAGACCCGAACGCGGTGAACTTCGGCAGCGTGGGGAACCTCGTCGACGTGCCGTTCCCGAAGGTGGCGACCCACAACGGGATTGCGCAGACGGCGTGGGACACGGCGATCAAAAAGACGCCGGTCACGAGTAACGTCATCGTGGACCTGAAAGACATCCACGTCACGTCGGCGTTCGCCCAGGAGGTCGCGCCGACGACGATGCAGTTCTCTCAGGCCCTGCCGACCATCTTCAAGGCCGACGGGAAGTACTGGGTCGAGAGTTCACACGGGACGCAGGAGGTGCTGAAGGCGTGGGCGAAGTCGGCGAAGACCATCGTCGCCAAGGTGGTCGACCTCGACCCGGAACTGGCGGCGTACAAGGCGTCGAAAAAGGCGGCCGCGGTGAAGCACGCGGCGAAAAAGAAGGCCGCGAAGACTGGGGCCTCGAGCACGTCGAACCTGACCCCGTCGTCCGTGCAGTGGGTCCAACAGAACGGCCTCGGCCTCGATGCCGCGAAGAAACTGAACGTCCTGACGGCGGCCGACCAGGCCACGGCGATCAACCACATGAACGCGACGTTCTCGACGAATGTCGACGACGCGATCGCCGCGATGATCAACGGCCAGGCGAAGTCAGTCCTGCCAGGACCTGCCCTCAGCGCTAACGGGGTGATCGACGAGATCAACGCCCTGTTCGGAACCAGCGGACCGCACACGCTCACGATCAACAAACTGAAGAAGTTGACGGCGGTCGAACAGAAGGCCCTCGTCGACGACTACAAAAAGGGTGGCGCGACGTTCACGTCGAAACTGAACGCGGTCATCGACGCGAAGAATGCCGCGCCGGTAGTCCCTCCCCCTGTCGGGCCTCCCGTGATCCCGTCCGCGCCAGCGGTGCTGCCGCAATCACTCCACGGACCCGCGCCGGCCGTCGACCTCGAGGCGCTGGTGAAGAAGCAAGTCGGCCCGCAGGGAGGGTCGAACCCGGGTGGCCTGTTCGAGGCGCCCGACGGCTCGAAGTGGTACGTGAAGTTCTACCCCGACGCCAAGCAAGCCCAAGGGGAGATGCTGGCGAACCGCATCTACAACGACCTCGGCATCGGCGCGCCGCAGTCCGTGTCAGGCGTCCTCGCGGACGGGCGTCAGGTGTTCGCCTCGAAGTACCTCGACGACGTGAAAGGCACCGTCGGCAACCTCGGGATGACGAAGGACCGTGCCGACCAGATCCTCGACGGGTTCGTCGGCGACGTCCTGACGGCCAACTGGGACGCCGTGGGCACGGGTCTGGACAACGTCGTCGTGCTCGGCAACGGCCAGATCCGGCGCATCGACCAGGGTGGGTCGTTCCTGTTCCGTGCGAAGGCCGGCCTGAAACCCGACAACGTCCTCGACGAGATCACGGAGTGGGATTCGTTCATCAACAAAAACGTGTATTACAAACAGGTCTTCGACGGCGCTGGCATCTCGAGCGCGGACGACCTCGGCGCCAAGGCGGTGAAGCAGATCGACCACGTCCTGGCCCTGCAAAAGTCGAAGGGCGGCTGGAAGGCGTACGTCGACGACGTGCTCCCTCAGGCGGACCCGACGACGAAGGCCCGGATCGTGAAGATGCTCGACGCCAGGACGAAGAAACTGGCGGCCAAGCGCACGGAGATCCTGAACGTCATCAACGCCCCGCCGCCGCCGCCGCGCGTGGTCCCGGTGCTCGGACGACGCTCGAGCTCGGACGTCTTCGGCGCCCAACTGAACAGCCAGAATTCCTACGACGACGCGATCGCCCTCAGCCTGAAGGCCGAGAACGCCAGCGCCGGGTCTGGTGTGACCTTCGACGGTGGTGACATCGAAGGTTTCGAGATTCGCGTGCGCCAGGTCGCGGACCATCGCGGGCGCGCCGGCGGAAAGCCCGTCACGGAATTCAAGTTCAAGCTCACGGGCGATGCGAAAACTCGGGCGACGACGAAACTGGCGGCCGAACCGGGGGCGGTGCAGCCGTTCCACATGCCGAAGCAATCCGTGCAAGGCTACGGACAGCGTCCACACCTGACCGGCACGAATGCGCACTCCGGGATCAGCGGGAAGACTTACAAGGTCCAGGTCGACGCGGATACCGAGATCCTGTTCCACCGACCCGACGACTCGGGCTGGGCGTACGACGGAACGGTCCAGATCTTCGTGAAGAACGGCGCCGGCACCCCGGACCCGAAGCACCTGAAGGCCGCCCTGGACAAACTCGGCGTCCGGTCCGTGTCCTACCCGACCGACGCGCAGATCGCGGAGTACGGCGAGAACGCGTTTGTGCGTCTGTTCCAGACGGGCGTGAAAGACCTCAACGCGAGCGAGCGTGCGAAGGTCCTGACGGAAATCAAAACGAAGGTCGGCATCACGCCGGCGGACATCGTGTTGACGAAGGACGACTTCGGGCGCCCGCGTCTGCAGTTCACCGACGCGGCGACCGCGAAACTGAAGGCGCACACGAAGATCACCCACTTCAGTCACTCGCTTTCGAGCTCGAGCGAGTCGACGATCATGTCGATGATCGAGAACGGCGGGTTGTCGGCCACGACGACCCGGTACTCCGAAGGGATCGGCGTATCGGGCATGTCCTCGAGCTCGGACATCCAGACCGGTGGGGCGGATTACATCTTCACCCGGCAGCACACGGGCGCGAAGACCGGCCGCGCGAACGTGACCCTGAGCGGCGACCTGCTCCGTCGGCTGGACTGGTTCGCCTACGCCAGCGACACGTACGGCGCGCAGAACCCGAATTCCCGATCCGGCGTGCATTCCCGGAACAACCTGCAGAACGTGCAGTACACGAGCGGCAGCCAGGAGACGATGTTCAAGCACCGCATCGACTGGGACGACATCGACTCGATTCGGATCGGCGACACGGCGGTCAGGAATTCGGTCATCGCCAAGGCGCGCGCGAAGGGGATCACGCATCTCGGGCGCCGACGTCTCGAGGACATCTTCAAATGAGCGTGCGTCTCGACCCTATCGACATCCCGCCCGGCATGCGTGGTAAGGACCGCGGCCAGGATGACCCCCCGCTGGCCTACGGACCGTTCGCCGTCCAGCGTGGCGACCTGACCGCCTACGCCGCCGAACTGCGTCTGGAGACGGACCTCGAGACCGACGTGAGCACTCTGCGGTACCGGACCGACTCGCGGTGGTTCGAGTTGCCGGTGACGACGCTGGCGGTGGTGGCCGACACGATTCGCGGCGTGACCGACCGCGGCGAACGACTGCTGCTGCGCCCGCTACGCGCGCGGGACGCGGCGATCTTCGACCTCAGTCCGGGCCGGTTTCACACCGACCTGTCCATCGAATTGTGGGGCGCCGACTAGACAAACGCCGGGAACTGCGTTACAACATCCTCCGTCAGGTCATCCGGGATGGATGGCCACGGAGAACGAATGGCCCTCAAAGTCAAAGTCACAGCGGACGAACACGGCGCCCTCGCGGACGCGCTGAAAGCCCTCTACACGAAGCAAGCCGACGGGTCCTACCTGCTCGATGCCGAAGGCGTCGAGGACGTGAGCGGGCTGAAGACGGCGCTCTCCACCGAACGCCAGGCACGCGCGGCCGCTGAGAAAGCCGCCCGCGACGAGGCCGCGAAGTACACGGGCGTCGACGTCGAGGCCTACCGGAAGTGGCTGGCCGACGGCGAAGCCAACGCCGAGACGAAACTGATCAAGGAAGGCAAGTTCGAGGAGGCGATCGCGAAGCGCACCGAGAAGATGCGCCGCGACCACGAATCCCAGATTGCCGCCCTCCAAGCCGACATCAAAAAGTTCACCGACCAGGCGACGTCGCTGCAATCGCAGCTGGGCGACACCCTGATCAACGCGGCGATCGCGCAGACGGCCCCGAAGACCGGTATCCGCTCGACCGCCATCAACGACTTGACCCGCCGGGCGAAGGACGTCTGGAAGGTCGAGGACGGGAAACTCGTCCCGTACAAGGACGGCACGATCTACTACGGCAAGACGGGTGGGAAGCCCATCGAGGTCGAAGAGTGGATCGCGTCGTTGACGAGTGAAGCCCCGCACCTGTTCGAACCGAACCGTGGGACGAACACCCCCGCGAACGGCGCACAGCAGGTCGGGAACACGCTGAAGATCACGCGGGAGCAAGCCCGAGACGCGTCGGTCTACAAGGACAGCAAAGCCCAGGCCGAAAAGGCCGGCCTTCAGTTGCAAATCGTGGACTGAAGTCGACAAACGAAGCGCCCCGCCAGGAACGCACGACGACCCGTGGGACGCGGGTCACAGGGACCGGGATGGTTCCATCGTTGCCGATGGCGTCGGGAGGTTTTTCAACCCTCTGACGTGTAGGAGACGAGGACCATCATGTCCAACGTGATCAACCCGTATGACCCCATCTGGTATGCGAACGAAGCGCTGATCCAGCTGGAAAAGGCGCTCGGCCTCGCGGCCCGGTGCCATCGCGGCTACGACAAGTCGCCACAGCAGCCCGGTTCGAGCATCCAGATCTCGAAGCCCGGCACCTTCACGGCGCAGAGCGCGCCGTCGACCGCGCAGGATCTCAACCCCGAGTCCGTCACCATCCAGCTCGATCAGTGGAAGGAAGTGAAGTTCGCCCTGACCGACAAGGAACTGGCGTACACGGGCGAGCGGATCATCAACGACCACATCCGCCCGGCGGCCGTGGCGCTCGCGGACAACATCGATCAGGCGCTGATTCAGCTGATCAAGTTCATCCCGTGGTACACCGACGTCACGCTGGCGTCGGCGGCCGTGGCGGACCTGACGGCGGCTCGGCGCGTCCTGTTCACGAACCAGGTCCCGATGAACGACCTGCACGGGATGATCGACGGCTACCTCGAGGAAAAGCTCCTGGCGCTGACGGCGTTCAGCCAGTGGCAGGGCGCCGGCGATGCGGGCGTCAACACGCAGATGCGCGGGACGCTCGGCACGAAGTTCGGGGTCGAGTGGTTCGCCAACCAGAACAGCCTGTCGATGACCTCCGCCACGGTGGCGGACCTCGCGGGTGCGGTTGACGGCGCGTTCGCCGCGGGCGTGTCGACGATCAACTTCGACGGCGTGTCGGCGGCCGCGCAGTTCGCGGCGGGCGACATCCTCGTCTTCACGGGCGCGACCCAGCAGTATGTCCTGACGAACGCCCCGCTGGCGGACGGCACGGGCGTCGTGACGGGCGCGACGATCTACCCCCCGCTGAAGGCGGCGCTCGTCGACAACCAGGTCGTGACGGTCGTCCTGTCGGGCGGCTCGGGTGCGACGAAGACGCAGAACATCGCGGTCCACCGGAACTGGGCCGCGCTGGCGATGGCGCCGCTGCCGTCGATTGCGAACCAGCTGGGCGCGAAGGTGGAGTCGGTCGTCGACCCCATCACGGGCTTGGCCATCCGGTCCCGGATGTTCTACGACGGTGACACGTCGAAGGTCTACGTGGCCCTCGACGTGCTCTACGGCGTGAAGATCCTCGACGGGAACCTCGGCGTCCGCATGCGCGCGGCGTAACACTCTCTCGGCGCTGGACGACCGCTCCAACGCTCGACCAGCACGAGGGATCTCGGCCGGGCCCTATCCAGAGTAGGGCCCGGCCGAACCTGTTCAAGGGGACATCATGCGAACGGACCTCAACCTCCCGCCCGGGTTCGTGGCGATCCACGACCCGAAGAAACCCGGCGATTACCGCGTACTCTCGACGAAAGAGTTCGACCCGACTCTGCACACGCGCTACGAGGTTCCCCTCGAGGCGCCCAAGGCACCACGGGCCGATGCTCAATCGCTGGGAACGCCGGCTGCCCCGGTCGGCGAGGTTGTCGCGGTCCAGCCACCGGCTTCGGCGGGATCACCTTCCCCCGCCGCGGACGGTCCCTCGAAGCCCTCGAAGAAGAAGGCTTCGAAGAACAACCTCGACCCGTACGTGCCGACCATCGGCGGCCGAAAGAAGTAGGACATGGACGCGACCCCCGGTTCCCCGACGGGCGATTCGTTCTGCTCCGTGGTGGACGCGGACGCGTACCACGTCACCCACGTCGCGGCCGAGACGTGGTCGAACTACTCGACCGACGAGAAAGAACGCGCCCTGATTCAGGCGACCCGACAACTGTCGGCCTACGTGACCTGGTACGGCTATGCGACGGTGCCTGGAACCCAGGTGCTGCCGTGGCCCAGGATCGGCCTCGTCGACCCTGGAACGCTGGCCGTCGTGTCGAACAGCATCTACCCGGACCGGCTGAAGTGGGCGACGGCGGAACAGGCCCGCCTGATCCTCGGCCGCGACCGGTCGCTCGAGACCAGCCAGGGCCAGGACGGGATTCGGAAACTGGTGGCCGGCAGTGTCGAGCTCGAGTTTGCCGACCCGACGACCGCCGGCGGCGTGCTTCAAGCGATCGCGCCGAGTGCGTGGCAGTTCGTGTCGACGTGGGGCGAGATGGCCCAGGCCGGCGTCGGTGGCGCGACCCGCCTCCGACGGTCCATCGGATAGGCCATGGCCCTCGACGACCTCATTCGCGGCGGTGTCTCGACCGTCTACGGCATCCTGTCCGACGGGAACCTGCTCCCGAAGGTGTCCCACGCCTCGTGGGATGGCTCCACGCGAGACGGGAACGGCAACCCGACCCTTGGTTCCCCGACCCTTCGCCCGGCGCTGGTGGAAGACGTGGACGTGCTGGTGAAGGACGTCAACGGGACCGACGTCCGGGCGACGACCCGGATCCTGTTCCTGCAGAACGTGACGATCCGCAACGAAGACCGGCTCCTGACCCCGGACGGCCGCACGGGGCCGATCCTCCGAGTCGACCGCGGCGTGCTATCCCGGCAAGGGACCCCGTTTCTGGTCCAGGTCTACCTCTGATGTCGCAGACGTTCATCGTCACATTCGAGGGCAGCGACAAACTCCGGGCGAAGCTCCAAGCGCTGGCCCAGGCGACCCCCTTGATCCTGGCGACCGCGGTGCGCGAGGAAACCGAAGTGCTGATGGCCGAGATCAAGGAGAAGCACGTCCCGAAGCGCGACTCGATTCTGGCCGGGTCCGGGTACGTGAAAGACGCGGTGTTGACGGCTGGCGGGATCGTGCGGTGCGTGTTCGGCTTCGGCGGCGCGGCGGCGCCGTACGCGTGGGTGACGCACGAAAACCCCCGCGCCGGAAAGACGCAGGGCGTGAGCCCGTCAGGCCAGCGCTATAAGAAGTGGGCGAAGGTCGGCGCCTACAAGTTCGTCGAACAACCCCTGTTCGCGTTCGCGGGCGGCCTCCCTCAGCGGATCTTCAAACGCGTCAACGACAAGTGGCACGCGGTGATCGGGAACTGACATGCCCCTGCTCACCGACATCGCCGCGTGGGCCGCATCGGCTGGACACGGAACCGTCGGGACGAACATCTTCCGCGGCGGGTTGCCGGATACCCCGACGGATGCGATCGCGTTCGTGTCGACCGGTGGCGGCCCGAACGTCGAGTCGTTCGGCGCCATCGAATGGACCCAGCCGACCGTCCAGGCCTTCATCCGACGGGCGACGGTCGACCTCGCGGAGGTTGCGGCGTACGCCCTGTGGAACGACTTCGCGGAGATGCCCGTGTCGTTGATCAGCGGCACGACCTACCTCCGCGCACGACCGATCCAACCCCCCTACGAGCTCGAGGTAGACGGGAAGGGGCGCATCGTCTACAGTTTCAACGTCGAACTGGTCCGCGGATTCTGATATGCACCCTGACGCCCGACAATTCGTCGCCTCGATCACGACGGCATTGAAGCGCATGCCGGCGACGGTCCTCGAGATCGGTGGCCGGAACATCAACGGCACGATCCGCGACCTGTTCGGGCGCGAGGCTGAGTACATCTCGCTCGACCTGCACAAAGGCCCGGGCGTCGACGTGGTGGCCGACTTCATGGCGTACGACCCGCCGTTCCAACCCGAAGCGATTGTCTGCTGCGAGGTCCTGGAACACGCGACCGACGCGGCGGGGATGGTGCAGCGCGCGGTCCAGATGCTGGCGCCGGGTGGGATTCTCCTGATCACGGCGGCCGGTCCGAATCGCAAGCCTCATTCGGCGCACGATGGCGGCGGCCTGCGGCCCGACGAATTCTACGAGAACATCGACCCCAACACGCTGCGCCTCTGGCTGCGTGATGCGGGACGCGAGCTCGACGTCTGCCAGGTACTCGAGGCGCCAGGCCCGTGCGACGTCTACGCCTTTGCGGCGGTCAAGGATGCTGATGCGGATCCTGTGCATTGATCCGGCGGCCGACTGGTCGACGCGCGACGTCTTCGACGGCCTCGTCGGCGGCCTGAAGGCGGCCGGTCACGAGGTGCTGCCGTACTACTTTGGGCGCCGGTTCGGCGTGCTCCGAGTCGCGCTCGAGGCTCACTGGCGACGGCGGGGGCGCACCCCGGAAGAACGCGGCACACGTCCGAGAGCCGCTGATGCGGCCTTGTGGGCTAGCGAGCTCGCCGTCACCTGGGCCTTGCGTCACGACCCGGACTGGATCGTGATCGTGTCGGGGATGTATTTCCATCCCGACGCCCTTGCCATGTTGAAGCAGTGCCGCCGCCGCGACGGGTCGCCGGTTCGAGTGTCGATGCTCCTGACCGAGACCCCGTACGACGCGAAGAAGGAAGCCTTCGCCATTCAGTTCTGCGACGTCGCATGGACGAATGAACGGACGGGCGTACGGTGGTTCCAGAACTACTGCCGTGAGACCAGCTACCTCCGACACGGCTTCAACGCCGACGTCCACAAACCGGGCGGCCCGCTCGACCCTGACGTGCCGGCACACGACGTCGTGTTCGTCGGGACCGGGTTCCAGGAGCGCGTCGAAATCCTCGAGGCCGTCGACTGGACGGGGATCGACTTCGGCCTCTACGGCTTCTGGCGTCTGCGGCGGAAGTCACCGCTACGGCAGTTCGTCCGCCAGGGCGCGGTCGACAACACGACGACGACGATGCTCCACCGTCGAGCGAAGATTGCGCTGAACCTGTTCCGCTCGTCGTGCGGGTTCGCGGTGAAGGCCCCCAGGATTGAAGGGGCCGAGAGTTTGGGTCCGCGCAGCTACGAGCTCGCGGCCTCCGGTGTGTTCACGTTGTCGGAGTACCGCCCTGAGGTTGAGGAAACCTTCGGTCGACTGGTCCCGACCTTCAGGAACGCGTCGGATCTTCAGATGCTGCTGCGCCGCTTTCTCACTGACGACTCGGGCCGTCGGTCGATCGCTGCGCAGCTGCCCGCGACGGTCAGCGGGCATTCATGGACCGACCGTGCGCGCCAGGTCGTCGCGGACCTCGAGCGCGTGGCGGACTGCGTGCGGGATGCACCAGTGCGGGACATGAGTGTGGAGGCTGGGATGGCCTCGACCGTCCAGTAACTCGCTGCGCCTCTCAACACTTCCAAGACCGGGATGGTCTGGCCGGGACGAGGGGGGCCGCTGAACCTGTTGCCACCGAAGCGCGCGACCCGCGCGATGTCTTCGAGGGTGACGTTTTCAACGGACGGAGGATGCAGTGTCTGTTCCTTACCATGCGAAAGACGCCATCGTCTACCTCGCCGAAGATGGCAGCGCCGAAGCGTCGGAGCTGCTGGGCGCGAGCGAGTGGACGCTGGACATGGCCACCGACACCGTCGAAGTGACGTCGTTCGGTGACTCGAACAAGCAGTACGTGCAGGGTCTGCCCGACCTGACGGGCACCATCAATGGCTTTGTCAAGGAAGACGAAGACAAGTGGTTCAAGGCCCAGCGCTCGACCGCGCCGGTGAAGGTGTACCTCTACTGGTCGCGCAACATGCCGTCGAAGTACGCGTACGGGACGGCGTGGCTCTCGATCTCGATGTCCAACACGGTCACGTCCGCCAACGAGATCGCCGCGAGCTACGTGGCGGGCGGCCCGTGGAAGATCGTCGGGTTCGACTAATAGCCAGACGGGAGAAGTCAGGGACCGATGGACCTCGAGCTCGAGGGGATCAACGCCACGTTGTTCGCCGGCTATCACGAAGCGGCGAAGCTCCCGGTGTGGCGCATCACCACCGTCGCCCCTGACTTTTTCCGCGTGGACGCCGCCGGCGTGCGTGCGCATCCCGTCTGGTACGCCAACAAGTCGCTCGTACTCTCGATACCGCGAGGGAAGGACGACTTGGCGTGGGAGTGGGCCGTCGAAGGGACGGTTCCAGCCCCTGACGAGGAGGAGGGCCGCGTGACCCTCCACGTCTCTGGCGATCCGAAGATCGTGAGACGGTAAGCGCACAACGAAGGAGCAGGTAATGGCACGACTGGGAGTCGTTCGACCGGACACGACCAGGCTCGCCCTGAAAGAAGGCGACTGGATCGAAGTGAAGAAACATCTGACCGCCGGCGAGAAGGCGCGTCTGAGTGGCGCCGGCCTCGAGGGCGTGCGCGGGTTCGAGGGGGCGCAACGCAACCGCACGATTGAACTGAACTACGAACGGCTCGAGCTCGCGCGGATCGAAGCCTACGTGGTGAAGTGGTCGTTCATTGGCCTCGACGACGCGCCGTTGAAGGTCACGCCCGAATCCATCGCGTCGTTGACGCAGGAGATCGCCAAGGAGATCGACGAGGCGCTGGACCTGCATGTGAAAGCGATGGACGCGGAAAAAAACGGCGAGGCGCCCAAGGCCGAAGGCGGAACGAGCTAGCCGTCTGCCGCTTCATGCGGTGGAGCTATCCCGACTACCTCGCCACGCCGACGCCCGTGATCGAGGAGGTGCAGCGCTGGATGCGCGACCTCGAGAAGGAAGAACGGGAACGGCAGGACGAAGCAAAACGGGCGGCGAATCGCGCGAACATGCGAGGTCGCCGTCGGTGAGGTAGCCCAAGGATGGATGCCGGCACGGTCGAAGGCGCGATCATGATGCGCGACTTGGCGACGAAAGTCGTCGAGCGCGTCGACGATGCGCTGGCGAAGTTCGAAAAGCGACTTGGCTCGACGACCGACTCGTCGAAGAAGTTCGCCAGCGGGTACGACAAAATCGGGGCGGCACTGGAAAAGACCAGTAGCCGCCTCGAATCGGTGGGGATGGCCCTGTCCCTGTCGATCTCGGCGCCCCTGATCGGCGCTGGCCTTGCGGCCTCCAAATTCGCCACCGACTTCGAACGCTCGATGACCCAGGTCGTCACCCTGTCGGGCATCAGCGAAGACTCCATGCAAGCGATGCGGAAGGAGGTCCTGGCCCTCGGACCCGCGGTCGGCAAAGGTCCGAACGAACTGGCGAAGGGTCTGCTCGTCGTCACGTCGACGGGCATCAAGGGGGCGGCGGCTATCGACGTCCTGACGGCGGCGGCGAAGGGATCGGCGGTCGGCCTCGGTGAAGTGAACGACGTCGCCCGGGCGATCACGTCTGCGGTCACGGCGTACGGGGCAGAGAACCTGTCGGCGGCGCGCGCGGCGGACATCCTGTTCGAAACCGTCCGCCTCGGCGGTGCGGAAGCGAACGAACTGGCCGGCGTCCTCGGGCGCGTGGTCGGCATCGCCAGCCAGGTCGGCGTGTCGTTCGAGGAAGTCGGCGCGTTCATCGCCACCTATACCCGCCTCGGCGTCGACGCGGCGGAAGCGACGACCGGCATCCGGGCGGTCCTGACGACCCTCCTGCAGCCCACCAAAGAAGCCGAAGTCGCCCTCCAGACTCTCGGCACGTCGGTCGGTGAACTGCGCCAGGCGGTCGCTGAGAAAGGCCTGAGCGCCGCCCTGATCGACCTCACGGATGCCGCGAAGGGGAACGAGGAAGCCCTCGCGGCGGTATTCGGCAACGTCCGAGCGCTGGCCGGCGTCATGGGCGCGGCCGGATCGCAGTCGAATGCCCTGACGTCATCCCTGAACACCCTGAAGACCGGGAGCGGTCAACTGGACGCGGCGTTCGAGCGCAACAAAAAGACCGTCGCGGCGACGTTCGGGGAATTCAAGGCCCAACTGGAAGCGACGTCGATCGCACTGGGCGAGCGTTTGGCCCCGGCCCTGACGTCCGCCCTCAACGCGGTCAAGCCGCTGGTCGAAAGCCTCGGCAAGGCGGCGGACCTGTTCGCTCAACTGCCGCAACCGGTCCAGACGACGGCCCTCGCGTTCCTGGCCATCCTCGCGGCGGCCGGTCCGCTGGCGTACACCGTCGGCAACCTGACCGGACTGGTCGGGAAACTCGTCGAGGCGTTCGGCTGGTTCATCAAGCTCGAGTCCGTGGCCGGTGGCCTGACGGCGCTGAAGGTGGGACTGACGAACGTCGGCACCGCGGCGGCCGGGTCGACGGTGTTCGTCGCGGGTCTGACGGCAGCCCTCTATGGGTTGGCGGCGGCCGGCATCATTGCGATCATCTGGTCGGCGGTCGATGCCCTGAACGCGATGGATCAAGCGACCCAGGCCACCGCACAAGCCGCGTCGGCGGCCGAAAAGAACGTCAAGCAGATCACGAAGATCCTCGGCTACCAGGTCGGCTCCGTCCAGGAAGCCGAGACGGCGCTGATGGCGTACAGCCTCGGCCTTCGTGGCGCGTCTCTCGAAGGCCTGAAGGGGGCGAAGATCACGACGGCTGTGTCGGACGCGTTCAACAAGGGCGCGGAGGCGGCGGGGAAGGCCGGCGTCGGCGTGAAGACGGTGGTCGAGGGCTTTGGCGGTCTGAAGGCAGTGGCGTCGTCGACCCTGCCGAAGGTCGCGTCCCTGTCCGACGAACTGGCGAAGTTCCAGCGCATCCTGAATGGCCTCGACGAACCCACGAAGGCGAACATCCGCGCCGGCCTGAAGATGGGCAAGTCCATCGAGGAAGTCGCGACGAAGGCGAAGGTCGCGGTCGAGGTCGTGAAACTCTACGAGGCCTCCCTGAAGGACGGCGGCACCGCGGCCGACGAAGCCGCGAAGAAGTTCCAGGCGCTACAGGACCGGATAACCGGTCAGGACACCATCGACAAGGTGCTCGAGATGGCCGGCGCGATCCGCGAGACCGGCCTCGCCGTGTCCCAACTGAACCCGGACATCGCGGGGGAATTCGCCGACCTGATCGACAAGTCGATCGCGATCATCGTGTCGAAGGGCGATCAGGTCCCGCCGATTTTCTTCGCGTGGGCCGAGCAAGCATTGGCTGCCCGGCTTCAGATTCAAGGGTTGGCCCAGGTCCTCGACAACATCCAGAAAGTCGGCCCGGTCGCCGCCGGTGTGGCGGGCAACCCGTTCGCGGATTTCTCGGGCGTCCTCGACGACGTGTCGATCTCGACGGAGACGACCGACCGCATCGGCGACACGTTGACCTCGTCGGTCGGCGGCCAACTGCAGACGGCGATCACGGTCGCCACCATCGAAGGGTTCGAGGCCGCGAACCCGACGGTCCTCGAGCGTATGTTCGGCGGGGCCGACCAGTTCGGCGCGCATCTGGCGCAGGTCATCCTGTCGGCGATTCAGGGTGGCGGCTCTGTCGGCAAGGCCATCGGCGCCAGCATCGGCGGCCAGATCGGTCAGGCGTTCGGGAAGGACATCGGGAAGAAACTCGGCACCGCCCTCGGCGGGAAGATCGGCGCCGGTATCGGGAAGGCCGTCGGCGCGGCGATCCCCGTCATCGGCTCGCTGATCGGCGCCGGCCTCGGCGCGGTCATCGGGAAGGGTCTCGACAAACTCCTGAAGTCTGAACAGAAGGAAGTGAACAAAGTCCGGGAGGCCTTCGTCCAGGCCCACGGCGGACTGGCCAAACTGAACGAGATGGCGCACGACGCCGGCCTGACCCTCGACAAGTTGCTGAAGGCGCGCAACGCGAAGGAGTACGAGGCCGCGGTCCTCGAGATCGAGAAGGCGTTCGCCGCGGTGAACGAGCGCGTCCAGAAACTGGCGACTGACTTCCGCCAGGCCGCCGCCGAAGGCCGGATCATCGGGCGTGACCTCTGGGCGGCGATGCTGAAGGACAAGGATAAGGAAGCCGCGAAGGCCGCGCTGAAGGAGGTCTTCGAACACAGCACACAACTCGCGGCGGAAGGCTTCAACAAAATCGCGACGAACTTCGTGGCGCTGATCACGGGATTCCAAACTGGATCGAAGGACCTCGAGGCCATCCTCGAAGCCATCAGCGAGAAGGGGAAGGATGGACTGTCGGCCGACTTCATCGCTGACCTGAAGGAAAACCTCCCGACGATCGCGGTGCTGGCGGAAGCCGCGTTCGGCGCCCTGCTGGCGAAAGGCCTGTCGGTCGTTGAGGCCCTGAACGTCATGGGCCCCGGTCTGGCGACTATCCGCGACGTCCTCGCGGCGGCTGGCGTGAACGCCGAAGGGTTCCTGGGTCAGATCCTCGGCTGGGAAGGCCTCGTCACGAAGAACAAGGAACTGTTCGAGGTCCTGAGCGGGGTTGACGACATGCTGGTCGGCCTGTCGAATTCCGGCCTGATCACGCAGCAGTCGTTCGACGCCCTGACGGGGATCCTCGTGAAGTCGTTCGGCACGTTGACGGCCGGTGGTGCCAGCGCCGAAGACGCCCTCCGGTTGATGCAGCCGCAACTGCAGAAGGCGTGGGAAGCCTCGCAAATGTGGAACCTCGAGCTCGACGAAGGAACGAAGCTCCTGCTCGAGCAAGCCGAACAGGCGGGGCTGGTGGGCGAGAAGTTCAAGCCGGCCGCGGAGCGCATGGTCGACGGGATCAACACGCTGATCGGGCGTCTCGACATCCTGATCAAGCACCTTGGGGGCAGCATCCCGGATGCGGCGGCCGACGGCGCGGCGGCGGTCGAGGAGTCATTTAGCCGCATCGAGATCCCGGAGATCAACGTCCCGATCCGGTATCGGTACCCGGACGGCCTGCCTGACGGCGGGAATATCGAACTTCCCGAGATGGCCGACGGCGGCATCGTGCGCCAGGCGACCCCGGTCATCGCCGGCGAGGCGGGCCCGGAAGCCATCGTGCCGCTGGACCGTCTCGAGTCGTGGCTCGAGCGCGCGGCCATCGGCACGGGCGGCGGCGACCTCTACGTGACGCTCGAGCTCAATGCGCCGGTCGGCGCCACCGAAGAATGGCTCGAGCGCCAGGTGCCGGCGGCGGTGATGCGGGCCATCGAAGACGTCGGCGGGGAACCTCGCGCCCGGTTTGACCGGATGGCGCGCCGGTCGAAGTAGGAGGCAAGGTGGCGGCTGGTTTCGCGTACATGCAACCGGATGAACTGTTCACGCTCGACGCGACGGTCGGCGGGACGGCGGTTGCGACGGACTACGAACAAGGCTGGCTGGTCGACGGCCGCGCTGGGCGCCCTGTACGCGGCGTCGGCGGCGGCCTGTCCCTGACCATCACGGGCGCGGCGAAGATGTGCTCTGGGGTCGTCCTGGCCCATTCCAACCTGACTGTGGCGGGTACGGTCGGCGGGGATGTCTCGGCGGCCCTGACCCCGACGACCCGGGCGAACGGGATCACCCTCAACCCGTGGGACGAATTCACGGAGACGAGCGTCGACTCCCTGACCTTCGTCGTGACCGGGAACCCGGTCGACCCGGTGGTCGGGGAACTGTTCGTCGGGAAACTCCGTCGGCTGGCCAGGAACCTACACCGCGGGCAGAACGTGTGGGGCCATCAGCGGTACGCCATCGACCCCCAGGCCGAATTCTCGTCGCAAAACCCGTACGACCGCGGCCTCGAGGGTCGACGCCTCCGTGGGTCCAACCTCTACGCCCCGTCCGACTTCGACGCCATCGAAGCCATGGTGCTCAGCACCCGCGACGGCTCACGGCCGCTGGTCATCATCCCGGACGACGACGACCCGACGGATGCGTGGGTCGTGAAGGTGGTCGGATTCGAATGGCGCCGCGTGCCGACCTCGGGTGGCGACATCTGGTACGAAGTCGTCCTGGCCTTCGACGAAGTGCCGCGGCATCGGTGGTAACGATGGCAGAGCAGCGTCCTGAAGCAGACTCTGTGGCGGAAGAAGGGATCCGTCGACGGATTGATCGGTACCTCGCGGAAGGCCGGCCCGACAAGGTCGCCGCCCTGACGGCGCACCTGAGTAAGCGAAAGGCCGCCCGCCTGAAGCGCTGGGACGATCGCGTGAAAGTGAAGGGCCCGCATGGCGCTGGTCGTTGACCTGTTCGCTGGTCCGGTACCAGCGACATGGATGGACAACACCGACGATTTCAAGCACCAGCCCATCGTCGGATCGGATGCGGCCGACGCGGATCGCCCGGACATCTGGCAGTACGAAGGGACGTGGTTCAAGCCGTCCGGTGTCGGACCCGCCAGCGAAAAAGGGATCGATGTCAGTTCGGGTTATTCCCCGGAGTGGGTGAGTACCGGCGCGGTCTTCAGCGACTTCGGCACGGTCCCGCTCGATGGCGACGGCACCCCTGAACATGCGGGCAACGGCTGGAATATGTCGCTGGGACGCACCGTCTCACGACACTATATCGACGCGGACGTCAAGGCCGACGCGTTCTATTACCCCGTCGTCACCATCTACACGTCGGCGTCACGCGAAGGCCTCGGCAGCGGCAACCGCGGGATCCTCGTCGGATTCTGGGACGAAGACGGGACCGACTTCAAACTCGACACGTTCTGCGGCGTGCGCCCAGGCAGCGACTACGACACGAGCGCCGGGTTCCCGTGGGCCGACATCATCGACAAGTGGGTCGAATTCGATACCCGCTGGCGCTGTGATACCGGCACCTTCGGCAGCCCGAACAACAACGGCTACGTGTCGGTCCGGATGCGCACGTCGCCGGATGGCGTGACGTGGACCGATCTGCCAGGCACGACCGACGGCGTCGTGCTCGAGACCGGCCAGACTGAGAAGATCGCGACCCCGTTTTTTGCGGCGAAGTCAGGGGCCATCACCTACGGGATGACCTACGCCCTCGGCTTCGACGGGATGCCGGGGAAGTGCTACTACGCCCGCCTGTATGACGACGACGAAGCCGTGCCCGCCGGCCCCGTGGCGACGACGCCGGATCTTCCGCTCGACGACTCCGTGCCGAACCAGTGTTGCGATCACACGGGGAATTCCGTGGCGCCAGGCGCCGGCGTCGGCGTCGAACAGTTTGGCCGGAACTGGACACCCCGCGTCGTGACCTTCGGCGGCGTGCCGTTTGCGGCCGACCCGCCGCCCGGTGAAGACTGGGTGAATTCGTGAGCACCTACCGTCAACTGCGCGTGATCTGCACGCTGTATGTCCGTCCGTGGCCGACGGACACCACGCAGACGTACCGATTCTCGGCGCGCGCGATGGCGCCGGCCTCCGGTCTGGTCGAGGGCCGCATCGTTGAAGGCGGCTACGGCGACATCGTGCGCCACCTGTCGACCCTGGACGGTGAGTACGACGTCGACGTGTGGCGCCTCGAGTTTGACGACCAGGACCATTTCATTCGCGCCCTGCTCCGTGACCCCGCGACGAAGAACTACAAGCGCTGGGAACTGAAGGCCGAACTGATCTCAGAGGAGGGGTACAACACGGGGGCGACCCCGCGCATCGGCTGGCGCGGCAAAGTCGACAAGGTGTCCCTGCTCGACGGCCTGCGCGTCATCATCGAGTCGCGAGACCTGCTCTCCATCGACCTCGATCGCGAGTTGCCGCTGTGGCGCTTCGGGGAAGACTGGTCGGGTCTGCACGAATTCCCGCCCGACATCGCGGACCATGTCGTGCCGCTGGTCTACGGCGAGTGCAGCGATCACGGCGCGACCCTCGACGGGACATCGGCGACGGCGTCGGCCGAGAAGGGACTGGTCCCGGTCAAGTACGTCGGGAAGACCCTGATCTCGGCTGGGTACCCGGGCACCCCCGGTACGGCCCCGTCGTATCTGAGCCCTCCGACGAACCTGGAGATCACGGTCTACAACCCGGGCGGCTTGCCGACACATAGCGTGCGCTGCGGCGTGACGGCGGTGACGAACTTCGGCGAGACGACCCTGAGCAACATCGTCACGGTCGCGGACTACCCGAAGCTCCAGTTCTCCGACTCGCTCGTGCCAGGTCTGCCGAACCGCGTGTCGTGGGACTGGACGGCGCCGGAACCCTCGGAAGAAGTGATCGGTTATCGGATCTACGCCCTCGACGACTCGACGACCGGAACCCCACGGTACCGGCTCGACATGAACTACAACCCCGCCGGTAACGCGGCGGACCAATACATCGACGACGGCGACGACCGTCACGACAAGGGGATGTATCCGCCCCCGCCGACGACGAACACGGCTCAACTGGCGGCCGGCACGCCAGGCACGCCGGGCAGCGGCCCGTTGTACTGGGACACCTACGTCGTGTGCGCGGGCGCCCTGTCGTGGGACCAGGTCGACATCTATGCGAGCAACGTCCTCGGCGCGCCGCCCGAACGGACGTTGATGGATCCGACCATCTGGGGGAAAGACTTCATCGGGCCGAACGACGCGGAATGGCCGCACGACGACCCGTGGGTCGAGCGGAACGGGCGCCGGTTCACGGTGTTCTATGGGCGTGGGCCTCGGTCGTTTCACCACGTCTCAGGCGTCGTCGCGATCGCGCTGAACATCCCCGGGTACACCGAAAACGCCGACGCGACGGGCGGCGTGCTGGTGCACGGGTTTCGCGTCATCCAGCACCTGCTGTCGAACTGGGCCGGCCTCGACGTCGACCAGACGACCTATAAGACGGGGTCGTGGCTCGGCCTGCCGACGTTCGCGGACGGCGTCGAACGTCTGCAGAGCTCCCTGTTCACGGACGGGCAGACGACGAGCGGGTTCCGCCTCGGGACGGCGGTCGGCTACAAGTTGCGCTTCGTCATCGACGAACCGATGACCGTGCGCGACGTCCTCCGACACGCCAGTCTGGGCCTCGCCGCCTACTGGCGGACCAGCTGTCAAGGGCAACTGGGGCCGCGCCTGATTGACGAGACGATGGTGCCCTCGAGCGGCGCCCTCTGGCGCGACCGCATCGAGATCAAGCGCTGGCTTCCGCCCATCGTCGACGAGCGTGTCTGCTCGAAGATGGCGTTCAAGTGGGACTATGACGCGGAAGCCCGCCGGTTCCGGGAAGAAGACGGGCTGCACACCGACCGCGATCTGGCGGACGAATACGGCGGGCCGATTGCCTACTACGACGACCCGCTCGAGCTCCGGTTCGTTGGCGATCGCGCGACGGCCCAGGACGTGTCGAGCCGCCTGTTCCGGCTGATGCGCCGGCCACGGCGGATTCAGCCGCTGGTGCTCGGCCTGATGGGGCTTGCGACGGATCTCGGCGACGTGCGAAGGTTTACGCACTACAACGGACCCGGAGAATTGGGCGACGTCGAAACGCCGGGCTTTGCGGTGAGCCACCGACTGTCGGCCTCAAATGAGGAAGTCACGGTCGGCCTGTTGGACCTGACCGAATTTTTCGAGGACCTGACGCCCATGGTGACGACGATAGAGCTCGGCGGGTCGCATGTGACCCCGATCGCGTCGACGAGTTACGTGGACGTGCCAGGCCGCCTGACACCGACCGTGCGCGCCGGCGACTTCTACAACTGGACGTTGAGCCTGATCGTGCAGCGCTGGTGCTCCCACGCGAGCGCGACCATCCAGGTCCGCGTCGTGGACGAAGACGACACGGTCGTTGCGGAGATGGCCAGTCCGGTCGGCACCACGACGATCGCCGACGAGGAGACGATCACGTCGATCGCCCTGCCGGCCACGACCAAAGCGATCCGCCTCCAAGCGAAAGTCAACGATGCGGCCTACGAAGGGTTTGCGCTGGCGACGTTGCTCGCCACGAGGAGCTAGGACCATGCGTTACCTGCTGACCCTCGTGCTGCTGCTGTGGTCTGTGGCGGCCTCTGCGCAGCCGACAGGGGTGTTCTCGAAGATCTGCTTCGGCGCGTGCGCGACGGCGCCCCAGGACCTGACCGGCGCCGTAGACCCGGAAGCCTCGACGAGCGCCTGTCCTGGCTCCACGTTCCGGCGGACCTCTGGCGGGACGGTCGGCCTCTACGTCAAGCAAGCCGGGACGGGGTGCGACAACACGGGCTGGGTCGAAGTCGGCACGGGCGGGTCGGGAGCGGACGCGGCGGCGAGCTACATCACGAAGGTCGCGGAAGCCGGCCTGTCGAACGAATTCCCGCTCGGCGCGCTGGCGACCGGACTGCTGAAGAACACGACGACGACCGGGGTACCGACGATCGCGGTCGCGGGGACCGACTACGTGGTGCCAGGCGCGATCACGACGAGCGCCCTGACCATGTCGACGGCCCGCGTGCTCTGCCGCACGACGGCCAGCACGGGCGCCGTCGAGGAGTGCACCAGCATCCCGCCATCGCTCGGCGGCCTCGGCCTGACCAGTCTGTGCGCCGACGACGAAGTCGCGGTGTCGAACGGGTCGGTCTACCAATGCAAAGCGGTGCCGCTGTGCAACAGCATCACGGAAAAGTTGCACTACGCCACATCGACGAACACCTTTTCCTGCCAGACCGACCAGGTCGCGACCGGCGCCGGAAGCGGCGACGTCGTCGGCCCGGCCTCGGCCACCGACGAGTGTTTCGCCCGGTACAACACGACGACCGGAAAACTGATTCAGGATTCGGTCATCTGTGCCACCGACACGGGGACCTTGACCCTGCCGGATGGGATCCGCCAGACCTTCAACCCGAACGCGACGAACGCGGGCCTGAACGTCGGCGCCCACGCCGGCAACCCGTCGGCCCCGACCGATGGCGACCTCTGGTACAACTCGAGCGGGACGGTCCTGAACGCCAGGATCAACGGCGTCACGGTGTCACTCGGCGCGGCGTCCGGTGGCGGCAACCGGACGATGGGGATCACGGTCGACGGCGCGGGGTCGGCCATCACGACGGGCGTCAAAGGATTCTCGGTCGCTCCGATCAGCGGGACGATTGTGTCCGCGACCCTGCTGTCGACGGACGCCAGCGCTACCGCGTGCTCGGTGGTGTTCGACGTCTGGAAGGACACGTACGCGAACTACCCGCCGACGGACGCCGACTCCATCACGGCGAGCGCCCCGCCGACACTGAGTAGCGCGAACAAATCCCAGGATACGACCCTGACGGGCTGGACGACGAGCGTGACGGCGGGGGCGGTCTTCGGTTACAACGTCGATTCCGTGACGAGTTGCACGCGCGTCACGTTGACCCTGACCATCACGCCGTAGGAGACACCGATGCGCGGGTTGCTGATTCGTCTGATTGTCTTTCTGGCCCTCACGAGCTCCGCGTCTGCGGACACGTTGACCGCGGCCACGACCGGGAACTTCACGACGGCGGGGACGTGGCGGTCGGCCGCGACTGGCGCCGGCGAGATCACGAACGCCGGGATGGTGACGTTCTGCGCGGGTGGTCTCAGTGCTGGCGCGACGAGCGCCAATAACAGCTGGGATGGCGCGAACTTCACCATCGACAACGGTGAAGTTCTCGAGGGCGTCGTCGTGTTCGTGGACGCCTCGGGATCAACCGGCACGCTCACGGTCGACCTGAGTGACAACGGCACGACGAACGTCGTTCGGTCGGTGACGATTCCCCTGGCTGACCTTCCGCAAAGCGACGGCAACCCGACACACGTTTTTATGAAGTTCTCGTCGACGTACACGGCCGATGGTGGGAACGACTATCGCTTCGGCTGGCGCGTGAGCTCAGGGTCGTCAGGCGCGACCGGCTATTCGAACTGCACGAGTAACTGGTGGCATTACTTCCCGACGGACGTGACGGCGGCGCCGGCCGCGGGCGATCAAATGCACGTCATCGGGAACCACGACGGAACTACGTACAGCGCCGTGACCGTGACGATGGACAACACGGCGACGACCGACTTCGGCTACATGAACCTCGGGTACAACGGCACGCTCGCGTACGGCACGTCGGCGTCGACGAACTACTACCTGAAACTGAGCGGCAACCTGTCGATGCGCTACGGCACGTTCACGATGGGGACGGTCGCCACGCCGGTTCCAGGCACGTCGACGGCCGTCCTCGAATTCGACTGTGGCAGCGACGGAGAGTTTGGCGTGCAGTTCTACGTCGGGACGTGGAACATGGTCGGCAGCCCTCGCACGTCCGGGAAGAATGTGACGTGGACCACATTGACCGCGAACGAAGCGGCGGCATCGACCTCTATCGACGTGGCCGCAGATACGGGCTGGCTGGACACGGACGAAGTGGGGTTCGGGAGCACGTCCAGGACCTACTCGCAATACGAGAACCGCGTGCTGAGTGGGAACGCTGGCGCCTCGTCGTTCAGTATCACGGCGGGTTTGACGAACGCGCACGACGGCACTGCGCCGAGTATCGGTGAGGTCGTGCTGTTGACGCGGAACGTCATCCTACGCTCGGCCAGTTCGACTAACTACACGTACTGGTTCGGTGGCGGCCCGGTACAGGGCACGACCGTCGAGACGGACCCGGTGTTCAAGTGGGCAGCGTTCAAGTACGTCGGCATCAACGGCGACGGCAAGTACACGCTCGACTTTCGGAACTACACGACGGGGAGCACGATCTCAATCACCTACTGCTCGTTCTGGAAGTCGAAGCTCATCGGGCTGGTGCTGCACGCAGACGTCGCGCCTGCTGGGTACACGATTGAGGACAACGTCTTCTACGACATGGCCACGGGTGCGTGTGGTGGGTGCAACGCGGTCATCCTGAAAAGTCGCTCGTCCACAACGACGACTGGCGTCTTCAGTCGCAACGCTGTCGTTGGCTCACAGACGGACGGTATCCGGGACGAGGGATCGCGAGCGACGATGGTCGGGAACCGCTCGTCGTCCCACGCGCAGAGCGGCTTCCAGTTCGTCGGGACCGACGGAGCGACCCCCTATTGGCGGACCTTTGAGGGGAACACGTCTCACAGCAACGCGGCTCATGGCATCCAGTTCGACTCTGGTGGATTGCGCCTGCTCGGCTCGAGTGGTTCGTACAACGAGTTCTGGCGGAACAACTCGTTCGGGTTCAATCTCGCCCAGGCGCATATGGGCTCAGGAATGAAGTACGCGAAGGCGTGGGGCAATGCGTCTGGGAACTTCCAGTTCGTCGGAGGACACTTCACCGAATTCGCGTATCTGACGGCGAACGGCGAGACGAGCTACACGACGCCGTACGGCATCTGGTTCCGTGACACGCCCTACATGAGCTATTCAAAGTTCTCGAACATGACGATTGGTGTGGCGTCCGGTTCGATGCTGACGCACAGCAGCTGTGACATTTTCATCAACGGGATGATCGTCATGTCACCGAACTACATCCTGTCGTCAACGCTCGGATCGGCCACGGAAATCTGCGCCCCGTTCGATACGTACAACGGGTTCCCCGCGTGGATCTTCTTCGACAACATCGACGGAGACCCGGACAGGAGCTGGGCACAGAGCGAGTGGGGTGTCGTTGCGAAAGAGACCACGGTGGTCGACGCGGGAAGTTCGTCCATCTCGCTCACGCCGACGACCACGGCTTTCAACTATCTCGGCGGGCTCACTACGCACCTGAACGGCTTCATCAGCGGGTGGAAGGCGGCCGTCGAGAATGGAAATGCCCCGACAATCACCGTTCGGATTCGCACCAGCGCCGCGTACAACGGTGCGACGGAGCCGCAGATCTGGGTCGCGGCGAACCCGGCCATCGGCATCAACGCGGACGCAGCCATCGGAACCTTCGCAGGGTCCGATGACACCTGGACGACCGTGACGGGTACTCCCCCGACGCCGACCGCCGACGGCGTGATGGAGTTCTACGTGCGGACGACCGGCACGCTGGGTATCACCTATGTCGACACGGTCGAGATCGGCGATCTGTTGACGGTTGATCTGGGAGAGACCGGCACCTGGTACACCGGCTATTCGTGGATCACTGCACTGGCATCCGCCCCCGCCGGCGGCGGCGAGACCTCGGCGCCGTTCTGAAGGACCATCCTATGACCCTGCTGTATTCCACGACGAGCGGCTTCTGGCCGATGTTTTCGCCAGACGGGCGCTACGTGTTGGCCGGGAACGGGTTCCTGAAACTGATCGACCTGCAGACGAAGACGGAGAAGCCGATCGCGCGTGAACTGAAAGGGTTCCTACGCGGCGGCTGGCTCAACGCCAGGACGATCCTGATTCAGCACGACGACGCGACGTTCAAGGGCGACGGTTTTCTCTACGCCTACGACGTGCCGACCGGCGCCCTGACGCTGTACCGCAACGATGGCAACTATCGCGGCGGCCTGTTCCGTGCGAGCGGCGGGCACTGGTGCGTCGTGCAGTATCACGCCGGCCTGTGCCTCGACGGCGTCTGGCTCGGCCCCGGGTACAACTACACCGACCTGTCGGAACAGCTGTGCGTCTCGAACTGGGGAACCCCGTCGCGTGTGCGCCTGATCGACACGACCACACGGGTCGTGACCGACGTGGTCCCGAAGGTCGGCCCGAACGTCGTGCGCGCGTCCCGCGACTACGTGGCGTACGGGTACTTCGGCCCGTCGGCCCTGCGGCTGCCCGACACGACCCAGGGTTTCGTGAACATCACGGGCGGTGAAGGCCCGTGCAAGGTCGTGTTCGGCCCGCTCGGCGTGAAGTGGGTCGTGACCGGGGCCGAGATTAATGGTACGGCGTACATGCTGGCCAGGCCGTTGGGCCACGCGCAGCCGACGGCCGTCATCTTCCCGCACGCCGGGAACCAGGTCGACGCGGTCGCGGTCATGGGGAACACGTTCCGCGTGGCGGGCGACCAGACGAACGGTCATCTGGCCATCTACGAGGCGTCGTTCAACGACCCGCTGACCGCCCTGCCGGTTCCGCCTCCCCCTGTGAAGCCCCCTGTGGAGCCACCAGTCGTCGCCAGGCCAAAGATCACGATCACCAGCTACCTCGCCTCCGGGCCGGCCCCGCTCACGTCCACAGCGACGTGGGCGAAGGAGGCCGGCTCAGGCCCGATCACGAAACTCTCGTTCCTGAGCCGCCCGCTGGGCGACTCCCTCTGGGACAACCTCACCCCGAACGGACACCCGCTCACGGACCCGACGTACGACTACGTGTTCCCGCGCAGCGGGACGTACGAGATCGGCCTCCGCGCGGAAGGCCCGGGCGGGATGGGACAGACCGGTAAGCAACGGCTGGTGACGGTGTCCAGCCCTGAACCCCCGATTGACCCTCCACCGACGACGGAGCCGCCCATCATGCAACCGATTGCCCAATACCCGGAGTTTGTTCACCGAGAGATCCCGATGGTGGCCGCCGCGTTCCGCGCGAAGCACGGCCAGCGCCCGAACGATCCCGACTTTGCGCACAACGCGTGGCGGCTGCTGTCCGAAGGCTGGACGCCGGAAGACGCGGTGGCCGACATCACGAACCCGCCGGCCGGTGGCCACGGGAAGCGCCAGTCGTTCCCGACGCCCGTGATGCCCTACGACCAGTTCGTTCACACGGACTACCCGTCGATCATCAACACGTACCGGAGCTACTACGGCCACGAACCGGGCGACATCGACTACGCGCATCTGGCGTGGCGGCCGCTGGCTGAGCGCTGGACCGTGCGCGACGTGATCCACGACATCAAGGGCGAACCGCTCGAGGATGGCGGCCACGGTGGCGCGATTCCCCCAGGTAATCTGCCGCCCCCGGTCGGTACGTGGGATGGCAGCCTCGGTGTCAGTGGGCGCGTGATGACCCGCGGCGGCCAGATCTTCCGGCCGGTCGGGATCTCCGGGTTCGTCCTGTTGAAACTGATCGTCGACGGGAAGCGCCAGCAAGCCGAAGACTATCTCGGGTTCATGTTGGCCCATCGGTTCAACTTCGCCCGCGTGCTGGTGACGGGGAAGGGGTGGAACGAACTGAAGCCCCAGGCCGCGATCGCCGCACTGCCGGATTTCCTGGCGTGGCTGAAGTCGCACGGGGTCGGCGCGGAGCTCACGACGATCACGGGGAGCAAACTGTTCGCGGACCAGGACAAGTTCACGAACTGGGAACCGGTGGTCCGCGAGGTCGGACGCATCGGCCATGCGGCGGGGAACGCGACCCTCGAAGCGGCGAACGAGTTCTACCACGGCTCACAGTCGGGGGCGATCCACGACACGGCGAACCTCCGTCGATGGTGCAAAGGACTGGCGCTGCCGTGGGCGGTGGGCGCGGCGAAGGAAGACGAACCGCTCGAGGACGGCTACGACGGCGCCGGCGGATCGTACTGCACGGCCCATCTCGATCGCGGCCGCGACTACTGGAACCAGGTCCGCCGCATCCGGGAGATCTACGCGATCGCCAGTCGCCACAACGTGCCATCGTGGGACAACGAGCGGATCGGCGCGGCCGACTTCTATCAGTCCTCGAGGCGCATGAACGACCCGGTCTTTTTCCTGACGGCGGGTCTGCTCGATCGCTGCTTCGATACCCCGGCGATTCATCACACGAACGCCGGCCTCGAGTGCACGATCCCGGGTGGCGTCGAGACCCTGTGCGCCGACGCGTTTGTGCGTGGCCTGACGGGCATCGTGCCGGCCGACTGGGGTGTGCTCCAGTACCAAAACTCGGGCCACACGTCGCAAGGGTCCCCGGTGGCGTCGTTCGACGGCGCGACCCGGTGCTACTCGTTCATCCAGGGGGGCCGCGGCGTGACGTGCGTCCTCGGTGGGACGAACGCGACGAAGATCCAGTGGGCGAATTCGTTCCAGCCGGTCGAGACCTTGTGCGACGAGCATGCGACGGGCCCGGAGAGCGGGAGGACCCGCCTGATCGTGCATCGCATCGAGAAGCGCTAGGTTTCTGGCACAATAGGCCCGGTTAATGTTGCGACTCCTGACGACCCTCGCGTTCCTGTTGCTGCTGTCGTCGACGGCACTGGCCCAGCCGACGTACGTCACGAAGGCGACCATGCAAGCCGCGGTGAGCGGCGACGTGACGGTCACGCTCCCGGCGCACCAGACGAATGACATCCTCCTGTTGCTCGTCAACATCCGCAGTAATACGGAGACGATCTCGGTCAGTGGGTGGACGGCGTTCACCGGGACACCGTTCACGCGTTCGACGGTGGAACGCTACTGGCTGTACTGGCTGCGTGCAGCCAGCGGTTCTGAAACGAACCCGCTGGTCGACACGGATGGCACGACCGCGAACATCTATGCGCAGGTCTACGTCTTTCGCAGCGCCATCACGACTGGCGATCCATGGGAAGTCGTCGGCGCCGCGGCCACGGGCACGGCGGACCCTGCCAGTTGCACCGGTATCACGACCCTACCGGCGAACAGTCTCGTCGTCGTGCCGCTCGGGTATCCCGACAACAACAACGCGTCGATCACGACGACCGGCACGGACCCGGCGGCCTACGCGGAACTGTATGACGAGAGCACGACGGGTGACGATGGGTCGCTCACGATGTCGCATGCCGCACGTACGAACGCAGGAGCGACCGGCACGGTGAGCGTCGATTTCAGCACGGCGGTCACGGCTGGCGACGGGTGGGGGTGTATGGTCCTGGCACTCGAACCTGAGCCGCCGCCGGTAGGGCACGGCCCACTGCTCGGCCAAAAGCGTAACCGTCTCGTGAGGATGAACTGATGAAGAAACTGCTGAGCGCGATCCTTACGGCGGTGGTCCTGTCCGCCGTGCCCGCCCAGGCGCAGTACCGAGGCGATATTCGCCTCGGTGACACCCTCGACTTCAAGTTCACGACCGTCGCGGCCACGGGCGCGCCGACGACGATCGCTGGCACGTCGCCAGGCGTCTCGTGCTATCCGGGCAACAGCACGACGGAGATCACGGCGGGGATCACGCTCAGCATCGACTTCGACAGCCGCGCCGGGATGCACAACGTCCGCGTGGTCGCGACGAGCGGCAATGGCTACGCGACCTCGACCGACTACGAGTGCGCCATCACCGGCACGTCACCGACCGTCGATAGCGTGAGCGTGCTCGGCTACGTCGTTGGGTCGTTCTCCATCGAGAAGCGCAGTGCGGTCATGCCGACGACGGCAGCGCGGACCCTGCTCGTCAGTGCGGCCGGCGCCGCCGACGCCAACGTGACGCAGTTCGGCGGCAGTAACGGCACGTTCGCAAGTGGCCGTCCTGAGGTCAACACTACGCACGCGGCTGGTACCGCGTGGGGTTCCGGGGCGATCACCGCGGCGTCCATCGCGACGGACGCCATCGGCTCAGCCGAAGTCGCGGACGGCGCGATTGACGCGGGCGCACTCGCCACGGACACGATCACGGCGGCGAAGATCGCGGCCGACGCTATCGGAGCGAGCGAGATCGCCGCCGACGCGATCACGGACACCGAAGTGGCGTCCGACGTCACGATCGCCAGCATCACGGGCAACGTCGGCGGGAACGTGACCGGGAGTGTCGGCTCTGTCGCAACCGGCGGTATCGCCGCCGCTAGTTTCGCTGCTGGCGCCATCGACGCGGCGGCGATTGCGGCCGATGCCATCACGGACACTGAGGTTGCGGCGAACGTCACGATTGCCAGCGTCACGGGCAGCGTCGGATCTGTGACCGGTGCGGTCGGCTCCGTCACGGGGAACGTCGGCGGAAACGTCGTCGGGAGTGTGGCCACGGTCACAGACAAAGACGGCTACGCCCTCGCGGCTGATGGCGCGGACCTCACGACACCCTCGGCGCTCGTCGTCACGGACGGCGGGAATTCCTCGACGCAAGCGAAGACGGACCGTACGGAATCGGTGAACGACTACTGGAAGGATTCGCTCATCCTGTTCAACGGCACCTGCAACATTGCCGGCCAGGTCGCGAAGATCACGGCGTACAACGGCACCACGAAGATCGTGACGTGGGCACCGGCGAAGACCGCCACACCCGATGATGGGTGCGGCATCCTGCTGCTGAACCGATAGGAGACTGAGCGATGTCACTGCAACTGGCCGTGTCCACACGGAACGCCCGCCTCGATGCCATCGAGGTCGACCTCGGAACCGATCCGATCCTCCGCATCCGATCCGGCGCCGCACCGGCGGACTGCGCCACCGCGGATGCCGGGACCATCCTCGCCGAGATGACGTTGCCGACGGACTGGATGGCGGCGGCGGCGGCGGGGAGCAAAGCCAAGTCGGGGACGTGGCAGGAGACCGCCGCGAACGCCGCCGGCACGGCCGCACACTTCCGCATCTACACGTCGGGCGGGGTGTGCAAACTGCAAGGGACCGTGACCGCGACGGCTGGCGGTGGCGACCTCGAGCTCGACAACACGTCGATCGCGGTCGGCCAGGTCGTCACGATCACCACGTTCACCCTGACGGACGGCAACGCGTAGTCCGTGAGTAAGATCCTCTGGGAGTCGTTCGAAGGCAGTGAGATCAGCGGGGCACTCAGTAAAACACTGGGTGCCCTGACGATCGCGGCTGCTGCGACGGTCGCCATCCAAGGCGCGACCGCCACGACTCTCGGCGCGTGTACGAGCGCGGCCGCTGGCCAGGTGGCCGTGGTCGGCGCGACGACGCGCACCCTCGCCGCCTGCTCGAGCGCGGCGGCCGGGACCGTGGCCATCGTCGGCACGACAACCCGGACCCTCGACGCCGTCACGAGCGCGGCGTCCGGGGTGGTCGGTGATTCCCCGATCACGGGCACCCTGTCGAAGACCCTCGCGGCCGTCACCGTCGATGGCGACGGCACGGTGGCGATCGCCGGGGGAACCCTCGACGGCCTGACCCGGTCGGCGGCCGGCACGGTGGCGATCGCCGGCACCCTGACCCGCACCCTCGACGCCCTGACCGGGTCGGGAGGG